TCAATTATGTGTCCTACTCCCTCCCACCAAGACAAAAATGAGCACCTTCTTGAAGATGCCCTTAGCCCCGGCCACACTGGATAGCCTTCTACCCATAACAGCACTTAGGACACCAGTCACATAGTCAACCGTGACGAAAACAATCAGCGCGTAAAGAAACCCGTCCATGCCGCCGAGGAACCAGCCCAGAAAACCGCCGACGGCAGCAAAAGCCCTCTGCAGCCCGTTCCAAAAACCCTTCAAAACAAACTATCGCCTCCTTCCCTTGCCGGGGATTTAAGTATGTCTCCCTGCAGTGTGCCTTAGAAGACATGTTTACGCGCAACGCTCCACCTGGAACGTGCGCATTTCTTTACTTTCGGCCCATAATAGGTTAATGTTTCCTCAAGGTCTCCGCTCGTCGACCGCAGTGTTTCTGGTACTCGGGCTAAGCCTAACTCGCGTAACACACGCGCGGTTTCGGCGAATCATTCTCGCGCCATACCGCTAATCGACTAATGAAGAGAGGTGTAATTGCATGCGAAGAGGTGCCGTTGCCGCTCTGACAATCAGCCTTATTATCGTAGCCGCAGCCGCTGTGCTGGTTATGCCTGGTTGTAGCAAGGACTATTCGGGAGTTTTTGTGGCCGACTTGCCACTGAGTGAGCAAGTCAAAGTAGCACGTTGTGTACGTCTGTCGTCTGTAGTGAACTGGGGGGAGGGCGGAAGTATCTATTGCAGACAAGTAGTTGAGGCGTTCTTGCTGGATTACCCGTTCCCCGACTTCCTTGACGAGAAATATGGGAGTTTCGATCCCGTCAGCCCACGAGACAGGGAACGAGGTGCAATCGCATTCTTAATACACACCTCATTCTCTGGCAGTGGCCCTTATGGCGTCCCTCGAATGGAGAATGTGGCCTATGGACGTAGGGCTCATATCTATACTGGGACCGGCATTTATCAAATTGAACTTTTACTCGACCGGCATGGCAACATCCTGCGGTCAGCGTCGACCTTCGCGCCCTACCGCTATTCAGGTGTTCCCATAGCCGATTTGCCGCAGGGGCAGCCTGACCTGATTTACGATGAGCAACGACAGATATTTATGCTCGACTACGATGCTATTGATAAGCTTCCAAAAGCACTGCACCCGGCGTACAACAGAACCATCCAACTGCCAGGCTTCGTCTACGATGAAGAAAATGCCCGGTTTGTGCACAGAAAATCAGGGCTTTGGTATGTCATAAAAAATGGGAGGCGCGTGTTCCCCGCTGAGCTCTATATAGAACCGGGCAAATACGAGATCGCTTACGTCGAGGTGGAGAATCGACCCGATGATGTGTGGGTACACGCAAGCACCACAGAGATTATTGTTCAACCGGGAAATAGCTTGGCCTGGATCGGCAATGCGCTGCCTCAGCAGTACAGAATGAGCATAAGGTTTGGGCTGGCTGAGCGTGAACGATTCTTTGAACGCAACGGCATCAAAGACCCCGATCGGATTTTCCCCGGACAGGTTTTGGTGTACCACAACTACGTTGACCGAGAAGCCCCCGTAGCGATATCCGAATATGTGCGATCCTTCTCAGGCCGTTTTTATGTGGGAAGGGATCGGTTTGGCTATGCACAGTTAGTCAGAATCGAACAGAGGTGAGGTCTTCGCCCCGGAGGCGGGGGGAGTTGAACCCACCGTCCGAAGGCATGCTGATCAGGGCTTCTCCGAGTGCCGGACTCAATGCGCAAGTGCAAGCGGATCACGCAAGAGGCCTAGCAACCTCACTGGGGCTCTGCCCGAGTCCTTGATTAGTGTGACTTTAGGTCTTCGCCGTTTCAACAGCTAGGATCCCGGAGTAAGTGCGTGCCGATGTCGCGCCTCCCGTACATTATGCGGATAATCGCAACGATCTTCTTTGCTTCGTCCGGTAAATAAAACACCAGATAGTTATCGACAGGCATAACGCGCAAACCCCTAGACCGCCACGGCTCCCTATCATACAGACGATGACGCAGCGGCATGTGGTCAAGGGAATCTGCCGCATCCATGATTCGGTCTACTTGCCTTGCGGCTACAATAGGCTCAAGCAAAACATCGGAAATATAGTCAAATACGCCCTGCAGGTCCTGCACGGCATCTTCCGCGTAAATCACTTTCCATCGCATACGCAGTATTGCCGTTGCATCTTGGCTCTCACGTCCGCAGACGATACAATCCTGCCAGCGTCGAAGCTAGTGAGGCCTTTTTGCATTTCCTCATCAAACTGCTCGGCTGTCAAAGCCGAATAGTCAAAGGGCGTGTTGGGAGGCAGGCAGACACTGAATGGAATCCCTTTACGCAAGACAACCTGATGTAAAAACAGATTCACCGCACTCGCTACTGGAATGCCGAGCTTTGACAGTATCTGTTCGGCCTGCTCTTTAATTTCAGGTTCAACCCGCGTGTAAATGCTAGACGATTTGGGCATTTCAGCTTCACTCCCTTTACAACAATTGTACGCTATTGTATGGCTGATAGCAAGCTAGACGCCCGACAAGTCCACCGCTTCTAGTGATATAACATGGCCTGACTGGAGTAACGGCAAGCAAGAAAAGCGGCTACTGATTCCTCAGTAGCCTTGTTCGCGTAATATTTCTTTGGCAAAGTAACAATGAATTGATAAAATGCACCGCTCCTGATTTCAAGGCGGTGCAAGTTTTAACGATTATAAGCCATGCACACCCTTGCTAAATAGCGACAGACTCCGCTTTAACAAGTTTTACGCCGTTAATCAAAGCCAAGCAGCAAATCTTGCCGTTAGTAAATTGCCGCCCCTGTGCATTGAACCGTTCGGCGCTCGCCGATATATACGCTTGCTTTCTTGCTCTCGTTAATCCAACATAAAAGACACAAAGGTCATCAAGTATGGTGGTTTTCATATTATCAGGAATCATCTGGGGTAGGCGGCAATAGTTGATGGTTGAGTTATTCTTATCGGCACTTGTACACGAATGGCAAATGAATGTAAGCACCCACTGTTCCACATCCGAAAGGATAACATAGTCCCATTCAAGACCTTTCGCGCCGTGAACGGTCGAAAGGATGACTTGCGAGTCTACATATTCCATTGCCTGTTTCAACTGCCGATTCTCAAATATGTCCAGAAGCAATCCATATTTATCCTCGGACAAAAGGTCAGCGTAGTCTATAGAGACTTTTTCAACGAGGGCATCAAGCAGCCGAAGTAGGGAATTGACCGTCTTGCCGCTTGTTAATGCATACGCCATTTTTACGCTATCTGAAAAAGTAATCAACGCTTTCTTATTTATATTCTTGAATTTCCCAAACTTTTTAATGAACATCTCGTGGCACTTGTTATGAAAGTCAACATAGTCGGGGTCTTCATCGGTAAACATTCCGTAGAAGTACGGCACACTGCGCTTCGCGAGTTCAGCTTCTACAATTTCAGCGTTTTTGCCACGGCTCCTAAAAAGGATCGCAATTTTATCTGTGCCGCTACTCATAAGGCTTTGTACTTTCGCAGCGACCTTATTTGCCTCGTCTTGTTGTGTGCTACCCCAGAATGCCGGCAATTGCGCCACGTCTGCATCTTGAAATATTGATGTAAAACAGGAGGCGGCGTTTTCTCTGATGTTTCTATCAAGCTTGAGCATTTCTGGATTGTTGCGAAACCTGTAGTTCTTTGACAAAACCACCTTGGTCATGCAGTATTTTTCGGCGACCGTCGTCATTATATCCGGTAATGCGCCGATGAAACCGTATATCCGTTGTAGCGGGTCACCTAGAAAAACCAACTGGGTGCGGTCGGTAATAACTGCTTCGAGCAAACTCCACGCAATACAATTTGTGTCTTGAAACTCGTCGACGACTATAAGAGGAAAGTAGCTTTGGTAGAACTTCCTTATTTCGGCAAAGAGGTCGAAAATTTCTATAACAAGCAGAAGTATTGCATTGTGGGTAATAAAATCCAATGGCAACAGCTTCTTGATGACTATTTCGTTGTAGTTGCGTATAGTCTGCAAATCGGGGATGCGAGCTTCCTTTATTGCGGTTTCTACAGCTTTGAGTTGCTCAAGTTCCTGCAGCAACAAAGCGGTTTTAAGGTTTGCATGCCTATCAATCTCACTGTCACCGACTGCCCGAAAAAGATTAACGTCCTTTCTCAAAGCATCGGCAATGAGGTAACCATACTTTTTTAGAATCCCCTTACAAAAACCGTGGTAGTTCGTGACGGTAACTTTATCGCTCAATGACACAAGACTGTTTTGAGAGCCGAGTAGAGCGGGCAGTTTTTCGGCTACCTCACGCTTAACTTTCAACGCAGCGTTGACGCTAAAGGTCAATCCAAGAATCCGTTTGGGATTCGGAATGCCGCCGGAAGCAAACAAATAAGCAATCCGGCTAATCATAGTCGTGGTCTTCCCATAGCCCGCTGGTGCTTCTACAATAATACGAGGACTGTCGGAGAAAATGACTTCAAGCTGCTTCTCATCACCCTCGTGTTGCCTTGAGATTTTATCCTTGATTTCCCCAAGATTAGCATTAGCCATTCGCAGCTACCTCCTGCGCTTTTTTTATCGCATTGATATAGCATGCGGGAATAAGTTCGGAGGGAAGCGTGTCGCCAATAATCCGCCCAAGGAGGACGCCTTTTTTAGCCATGAACCACGCTGAATACATCTGACAGAACTCAATTTCGTTGGTGTCGCTTACATCTGACAGCTTCTTTGGTGAGTAGCTATTGATATCTATGCCCATCTTTTTGAAGTGCTTACGAACGAAATCTGCATCCATTGTTATCGATTCAGCTTTGTTATCTAAATCCAGCGCTATCTGGCGGACAAGTGAGGCATTGCCGTTGGCGTACAGCGCTTTGACAATCTCGATTTCAAAGCACAATTCCGTTGTATAAAACTCGTCAGCGGCTGCCGTATGACCCGCCTTTACATCGCCGTCGTAAATAGCGATGCTCGGCACATGGAATCGTTCCAGTAGCTGTCGGAGCGGTTTAATTGAACCCTCGCCCCTTGCATTTATCACGCAAATTCCGTAGTCGTCCAAAGCGACGCCACCTTTGTCGGCAAAAGTGTTTACGCACCCGTACTCCGTTTCGCCCTCAATCACCATGGCGCATTTAGCGTAGAAAGCTTCCTTTATTTCAGGGAAATGCATTATCAGGTGTTTTTCGTTAACGGAAGTAAAACTCATGCTTGGGTCTGCACCGCTTACGACCGCAGTCCTTTCCCCATCCTTGTAGAAACGGATTAGGTTACGGTAATCCCCAACCAAAGCGTCCGTCGAGTGGGTGACGATAATCAACTGTCCGGCGATGCCATCCACGTTAAAGCAGCTCTTTAGCAGTTCTGCAAACTCGGCATCCTCGTTACGTAGAATCCTTTTGTAGTAGCCGATGAGCGACCTCTGCAAATAAGGGTTAAGATGCACCTCAGGTTCGTCAATCGATAGTACTAGCGGCAATAGCTTTTTGCCGTTGTCGTCCGTATAAATCTGTTCCTCAAACGGAGTTGACTTGCTTTTGTACAACTCCATAATTTGGCACAGGATGTTTATAGAAGCCATCGCCATATATTGGACACCGCTGCCCGTTGTGTCTATTTTTCTATCACCATCAGACAGATAAAAAAGTCTCGTCAACATTTCGGTTGTATTTGGTGAGACCGTTGCCTTAATGGAATAGTCGCGAAAGCTACGGATTTTCCCCAAATGCTTGTTGATGAAATCTATTAAGTCGCCAACCTGCTCGTCATTCAGGAATACCGGCGCTCCATCAGTGATAAACATCTCAATTATTCTACCTATGAGAAGCCCAGCACCTTTTTGCGAATCAAGGCGTAATTCCCTGCTTGGAATAGAAGTAGTCTCATATTTAAGGAAGTTGATTTTCCTTATGAGCCGTGTCTGGATGCTTTCGTTTGAGTCTGCGCTGACGATGGTCGGGTAAGCGTCCCTCATTGCTTGTTGATAGCGAATCTTTAGCAACGAAGCATCTTCGGGCGAAAAATTGTCTCCAAAAAAACCCTGCTCATTCGGGAGCAGTTTTATATCCATTTCAATTTCTATGGGCTTTGCGGGATCAGTGAAGTCATTGTCGTCAAAACCCTTTCCGTTGCATATGGTGCTGAGGAGAGAAAGGAAATTGCTTTTTCCAAGGTTGTTCTCCCCAATGATGTAATTACACTCCGGGTTGAAATTGACGTTTATTCCATCGATGTTCCTGTAATTTGAAACCTTAACACAAGTTATCCTCATATAGGCCTCCTTCGGAGTGTTTGGGCTTTAGTATACTAAAGACAGAATACCTACTTACTGCGTCCGCGTAAATCTGTTTTTGTGCAACGAGAAGTTCTTGTCGGATCACAAGCCCATATCTCAATCCACAAACAGCTCGGGATTGTTATACATCATATCTGCGACCTCAAGTTCGACGCTAAAGTTGCCGCATTGGGCAAGGCTTTGCTTCAGCTTGGGGTCGGCAACTTCTAAACCGGTGACGTATTCGGTGCGGTGCTGCCGTATATACATAGCCGTTTCACGTGAGAATCCGTTTCGCTGAAGAAATATCGTGAGCGGATTCGTTGTCCCATATTCGACATACTCATACCAATCATTCTTCAGATCACCCTCGATATGATGATACCGCTTGTACGCTTCCGAAAACTTCAAGAAGTAGTTTGAAAGGCTGAATAGGATAACCCGCTCAATAGCTTCCAATGTTTCACCAATCAGACTGTTTATGTGCCGCTTGGAGCCGTTGTATACCTCCAGCTTGTTGTTGATTTGAACCTTCTTTTCTGGATTCCTTCTATAGTAGTCGATTGACTCTTTCATGATGAAGCTCAGTCCGTGGCCGTTAATCCAGCGACTCAGTACTACGCCGTACCATTTTAAGCGGTTGTTGTTGCCAATGCTCTCGCTGTCATATTTTCTCCAATTGAATACTCCGCTTAACTCTGTCAGGAAATCCATCAAGGTATTATAGTCGACATTTCGCTCGGCAGTAAGCGAAGGATAACTGAGACCATTCGCTATGGCTCCATACAGGCTTTTCGTCTGATCAACGGATATATTAATGTCATCGTCCGGCGCGCTGTCCATCTTGCGAAAAGCTTCTTTAATTTTAGCCTCGGTATTGCCCTGCAAGTATGGCGCAAACTCGCGGCGGACAATGCTGTTGTTGTCCTGGGTTATATCGCGCAACAGTATCAAGGCAAATTTACGGATTAGCTTGTACAACTCTTTAGATTTGATTTTCACATTATCAAGTCCAATGTCGCCCTCCAGAAGGCAAGCCACAATCTGTTTCTTGTGACTGTCTGTCAGTTCAGAAACAAGGGACAGTTCCTGTTTCGGCACTTCTTGCTTAAGCAACTCAATAAAGCCCTCGGTAGTAGTCTTACTTTCGAGTCGAACAAGAAAGACGTTGCCGTAGAGATTGTACTCAATACGCCCCACGCGCCCTATTAGATTCTTGAAGTCAACGGCCTTCATCTTTGACCTGCCACGACCTTTGCCATAGGTAGTAATAAACAGGTTGTCAGCAGGCAGATTAACTCCCTCCAATAAGGTGCTGGTACAGAACAACGTGTGGATTTTACGGTCGCGATACAGATCCTCTATTCTCACCCGAATAGAAGCGGGCAAGTAGCCAATATGGTAAGCCACACCCTTTGTGACTATATCGGCAAGGTAGTAATCGCCGTGAACCTCGTTCCTTATTTCTTTCGCTAACGAGGTCAGAGCCTCATCGTTTTGCTCCGGCACATTCTTGGCAAAGTCGAGCGCATATTCAACCGCCTTTTCCTTTGAATTGAAATAGACGATATTCTGCATTTTTCGATCGTCCTGTCGACGGCATACCGAAACGATAATCTGGTGGAGGTTTACCCCGTGCGGAAAACTCGTCACCGTATCAAGCTGCTCGGTATAGGAGTTAAATGTCTTTATCTCGCCGCATATCAAATCCACCAGAATCTTTATCTGGCTGACCGGCGAAAACGAGGTGGCCAGTTTACGGTCGGCTTCCATATCCGCGTCGGGCAGTAGTTTTAAATACACCTCTGGGTTTGGGATATTCGGCGAAGCAAATATGACGTGCGGTTTTTGCCTTTGGGAAATCATATCCACAACCTTGTAGTAGAACGCACTGCGGCTGTCCTTTGCTGAAATCTTGTGTGCCTCGTCGATGAAGAGGTAGTCAATCCTCACATCTGGCTTCCCGATAAGCAAGTATAGCAACCGCTCCGGCGTAAGGACAAAGATGAAGTTCATGTCGCCTTTTTTTAATTGCAGCGCACCTGCCGCGGTCACAAGAGTGTAATTGCGCTCGGCGAGATAGCCTCTCTTTTCATCGATTTTTAAGTCCTCGATGATTTTGCTGTATACTTCGTTTATCAGAGCCTTCGTTGGGACAAGGATGGCAAAGTTCAGGTTCGAGCCGTCCATAACCTGCTTTTTGATAAACATGCGCATAACAAAAGACTTGCCCATTGAGGTTGGTCCCGAATAACTAAAGTACGGTTCGGTCAGGCGGTCGTAAACTTCCTTCTGTGAACGGAAGAACTGTTTCTCTTTGTCAGCCGGGATGCTTAGAAGCTCCCTGCAAAATTCCGTGTAGAACCTGTCGAGCAACGTTCGACTCTGAAATTGAGGTGCATTCATAGCAAGACCGCGAAAGTTCTCGGTACTCATAAGAACTGAACCAAAATATTCAAGCACGGCGGGATTGTCAGGTTGGGTCGCCTTTAAAAGCGCAACGATTTCCTGCGCCCAAATCTTGTGTCTGTCGGACTTCTCCTTGTCGGTGGACTTCGAGAGGACATCGGCAAAACGGAGAGCTGCCTCGACATCAACCTCTTTCGGCTCCATCTGTGTGATGCCAAAGAGGGACAATGCATAGTTGTACAGTATATGGTTGTACAACTCAATCAGGTAAGGGTTGCGGTCGATGCCTGCAAAGATAACATTGCCCAAGCTGATGCCATATTTGTCAGTCATCCTACAGCCCCTCCCTTAAGCCCGAGGAGCGAACCCATTATGCTCTGCTTCTCGCCATCTGCCTTGTTGAAGGGCAAAAAGTAAAAGTAAAACGAATACCTCTCCATTTTTGCGGCCTTGATTTTGTCTACTATGTAGGTGACGTGGTTCTTAATGTCGAGTTTCATTTTCCGCTCCAACTCGGCGCGGAACTGCTCTGATGTGTAGCCATCTACATCTAATCCCAGCGAGTAGCCAAGGAATACGCCAAAAGCCGTGTCGTGGGTGGGAGATTGACCTTTGCTTGGCAGAATGAGGCTTTGCAGAAGATCGGCGACTTCCGGCGCGAACTGCTTGTCAAACGCCGTGCTTTCCACGAGCCGCATTTCGCGGGAAGTATCATTCTTTATGGCTTCAAGCGTAACAAAGGCTGCATCTATCGCGTCACGCGGGTCGCCGACGATGCGTGACTTGCCAAAAACCATCTGGTAAGTCGGAATAACGTTGTCAGGTTGAAGCAGGTGTACGCCGCTGCTCCCCGGCACAAGATACCCATCAGCAGGAAAGTCAAACTTGCTAAACACCTTCGGAGCGTTAAGAATCTGCTCCAAAAAGACATACAGCATAAGGTCACCCAATTCGTCGCCGAGCCAAGTCAAATCGCCATTGCAGCGATTACGCAGCAGTTCTACCGCTTTTAAACCGATAAGCGTAATCTCTTTTTCGTCCATAAATTTCTTGATGCGTTCCCGCGAGTAGATGTACTGCCCGATATTAATGAGAAGAAATCTCTTCAGCGCATCAAAAGTAAACGCATTGTCAACCACACTTAGTTGGAACAAGCGCAAATGGTGGGGATTTATCAGCCCCAGTTTTTCATCGTGTGACACCTCGGAGAAGATGCCATCAAACCCGGCATCCATAAGTGTCTTTCCCAATATCGCCATTTGCCTTCTCCCTCCCCCATAAGCTGTTTACTTCTACGCGATTGCCGCCTTTTCTATTTCAACTCTGCAGTCCAGATATCTGCCAGATTTTCCGCCTGCTTCATAACAAGATCTATGGCAGCAGGCTGTTTATCCGGAGGATAGCCGTACTTGTTAAGTATCCTCCGAACGATAACCATAATCCGGGCGCGGGCTGTTTCCTTGATAGCAAAGTCGATGGTCGCATTTTTTCTGACCTTGTCTGCTATCTCCCGTGCGATTGCCCGCAACTGGTCGTCACCCAAAACCTTCACCGCGCTGTCGTTCGTTTCGAGAGCGTCATAGAACGCGAGCTCGTCCTCCGAAAGCCCCATATCCTGACCGCGCTTGTCTGCAGCATTGATTTCACGGGCTATGCGGATGAGTTCCTCGATAATCTCTGCCGTGGTCAGCAGATTGTTCTGATATCGTTTTATCGCCCCGTCAAGCATCTCCATCAGCGACTTTGATTTGGCCAGGTTATGCTTGGAGCGTAGTTTTATCTCATCGGAAAGCAGCTTCTTCAGCAGTTCAATGGCGACGTTCTTGTACTTCATCCCCTCAATTTCTTTCAGGAATTCCTCCGAAAGAATGGAGAGTTCCGGCTTTTCAAGCCCAGCTGCACTAAAGATATCCACCACTTGGTCAGAGGCGATGGCGGAGTTTACTATGTTGCGTATGACCGAATCGTAACTATCGTCCCTGCCGGTGCCGCCGGTCTCAAACTTTGTCAGCCGAGCCTTGACCGCTTGGAAAAACGCTATCTCCTCCGCATGTTCAAAAGTCTTTGGGTCGGGCTTCGCAAGAGCGTATGCCTGCCCGAGTAGCGACACCTCTCGGACATAACGGTTTTTACCGTCGTCTACACCGAGAATGAAGTCCTCTGTTTGTAGGATAAGCGACAGCTTATCCTTAACAGCGCCGGAGAAAAATGCTGAGTAATCGAAGCCGTGAAGGATGCCACGCACGACCTGCAGTTTTTCAAGCATGATCTCAACAGCTTTCTGGTGTGTTTCAGCGGGGACGCCTTTGCCCCCGCTTTCAGCGTAGAAGCCAAGAGCCTTTTTTAGATTCGTGGCTATACCGATGTAGTCAACTATCAAACCGCCGGGCTTGTCTTTGAAAACACGATTGACACGGGCGATGGCCTGCATAAGGTTGTGGTCTTTCATCGGTTTGTCAATGTACATTGTGTTCAGACACGGAGCATCAAAACCTGTGAGCCACATATCGCGGACAATGACTATTTTCAACGGGTCATTCTCGTCCTTCAGCCGAAGGGCGAGGGCTTTCCGTTGTGCTTTTGTTGTATGGTGCTTTTGAATCGCCGCACCGTCCGAACTGCTCGAAGTCATCACGACTTTTATAACGCCTTTATCCAAGTCGTCACTGTGCCATTCGGGGCGCAGCTTAATTATCGCATCATATAAGGAGACAGCAATTCGGCGACTCATCGCGACAATGAGAGCTTTCCCCTCGAATACCTTCTGCCGCTCCTCAAAGTGGGTAACGATGTCATTGGCGAGGATTCGAATCCTGTCTTCGTTACCAACGATGGCTTCCAGCTTTGCCCATTTTATCTTGGCAGCAGTTGCTTCGTCGGTTTCCCCCACCTCGTCCAGTTCCGCGTCAAACTGCTCCACAAGATGCTTCCCTTCTTCGGTGAGGTTCACTTTTGCGAGGCGACTTTCGTAGAATATGCGGACGGTCACGTTATCTTCCACCGCTTGAGCGATGTCGTAGATGTCGATATAGTTGCCGAAAACGGCAGGGGTGTTCGCGTCCTGCTTTTCGACAGGTGTACCAGTAAAGCCAATAAACGTCGCGTTCGGTAGTGCGTCGCGGATATATTTGGCAAAGCCGTAAGCAATTCGCTGACCGACAACCTCACCGTTCTCTTTGATGTCGCGGAGCCTAGCGTTGAAGCCGTACTGAGTACGGTGCGCTTCATCTGCAATAACCACGATATTGTTACGGGAAGACAGCAGTTCATAGACCGAGGCATTGTTATCGGGAATGAACTTCTGTATGGTGGTAAACACGATGCCGCCGGATGCAACTTTCAGCATAGTTTTCAGTTCCTCGCAAGAATCCGCTTGTTGCGGCGGCTGGCGCAGGAGATCGCTGTTGCCGGCGAATGTATCGAATAACTGGTCGTCGAGATCATTGCGATCGTTTATGACAAGAATAGTTGGATTGTTTAGCTTTCTCACGATTTTGCCCGCATAGAACACCATCGAAAGCGACTTGCCAGCACCCTGTGTGTGCCATACCACGCCCGCCTTACGGTCTCCCCTCGGCTGGTCTTTAGCGGCCGGAAGTCCGTACTTTTCAGGGTCTTCACGAAACATTAGAGAGGATGTAGTTACCCCACTGGCACGGATAGTCTGTTCCACTGCCTTGTTCACAGCGTAATACTGATGATAAGCCGCTATTTTTTTGACTGTCTCCACCTTAACGATTTTGGTTTCTTTATCCTCGGTATGAGTCTTTTCGTAGGTTATGAAACTTTGTATGTAATCAATAAGCGTCGTTGGAGCACAAAGCCCATGTATCAGCGTCGATAGTTCGTCATCAAACTTGGCTGCTTCTTTGATGCCATCCTTCGTCTTCCACGCGCTGAAACGGGAATAAGACGCGGTCAGCGACCCCGCCTTTGCCTCTAAGCCATCGGAGATGACGCAGATTTCGTTGTAGGTGAAAAGCCCCGGTATCGCCAGCTTGTACGCCTGTAACTGGTCAAACGCCTTGTGGCAGGTGGCGTTCTCATCGGCGGGGTTTTTCAGTTCGAATATTACAAGCGGAATGCCGTTGACGAACAGCAGCACGTCGGGGCGTTTGTTGTTATTGTTTTGAACGATGGTATACTGGTTAACTACGAGGAACTCGTTGTTCAGCGGGTTCTCAAAGTCAACCACATGGACATAGTCACCCTTAATGTCTGCGCCTTTACGGTATTCCACAGGTATGCCATCAACGAGCATACGGTGGAACTCCTCGTTGTCAGCGAGCATATTCGAGGTGGCTATCCTTGATAATTTACGAATCGCGCCCTGAATAGCATCAGCGGGTATGGTCGGATTTAGCTTGGAAAGTGCCCCCTGAAGTCTCCTCATAAGCAGAACATCCCCGTAGCTTTTTCATTCGGGATTAAGTGCATCGGGCGCAAGGTCAACACCTGCTATGTAGATGTAGCCTAGGTTTTGCAGTTCCTCGATAACCATTTCTTCTACTGCGGATTCACACAGTTTAGGCATTGACGGGCACCTCCTTATTGTTTAACGCGAACTTCACCGCTGATTAGTTTAGGCAGCAGCGTGTCGCGGAGTTTTTGTAGGGTCAGGATTTGTGCGTTATTTTGTTCTATTTTTTCAATTAGTGGTTGCATCGTTTTATCCATTACCGTTAGTTCGCAGTCACTCGGAACGAGGACTTTTGCAGCGGTGAGATGACCGCGCTGTATATGCCCCATCGTTGTCGCCTTTGATTCAGCAATAATCCGAAACTCTGGCAGGTGATACTTAATCCAGTAGTAGTAAAACCACTTCGGATACTTGTCGGATGTCACCTTGAACAGGTGTTGATTTAATGCCCCTTTCCCGTACTTCCATATGTCAACCACCAGACTACCCGACCACGAAAACACAATATCACCAGGATTGACAATATACTTTTCTGGCACGTCTGCTGAGCATATGTCGGAATTGTCGCTATATCCGCTGTTAAGCTCTTTAATTTTGATAGCGTATACCGGCTCGCCATATTTGTACGGATATTTTTGAAGTGGCAATCCATTTAGGAAATCAGCGATCTCATCAAGCCCCTTTTCTTCCCAATCCTCGTTCGCACCTTCCACAAACCACTGCCGGAAGTAGGTTTGCGCTAAGGTTTCAAGCGTAGTATTCTGCCTCATTAGCAGGTCGATTTTGTCGTCGAGGGAGGATAAAACCTCCGCTATGGCTTCTTGCTCGGGAAGGGGGGGGAGGAAAATATCCATATCCATAATGACATTCGGTGTTATAGACGGATATGCTGTTGTTGAATCTTCTGCAACATTTGATAAATACCCTGTGTTTTCTGGTAATGTTAAAAAATAATACAGAAAATCACTATAACATTTATCTTCTTTTGAGCGTATTACTGTAAAACCAGTTGAGACTATCATATTATCAACTGGATTTTTAATAATTCCATAGTGTTCTTGATTTGGTCTTACTGTTGAGTAAACAATATCATTTTTATTAACAATTCTTTTCGCTCTGCTTGGAACTTTATCAACAGACAAATTTAAATGCTGTACAGTATTAATTTTGCCTTTTGTTATACTACCTGTATCTAAATAACTAATAAATTGCAGTTTATTATTAGCAGCTAAACTATCAGGATTAAAGTCTGCTAATTCCCTAAGCTTACACTCTCTCCACTCCGTCATAGCTCAATCCCCACTTTTACCAGGTTTTCCTTTATTCTTACGTCCAACTTTGCGCTTTCCTCCATCTGCGCATTTAGCTCAGACGTCAGCGTTTTGACACGCTCTTCAAAGTTAAAATCATCTTCATCATCGGGTAAACCAATGTACCGCCCTGGCGTGAGAATATAATCAAGTGTGGAGACTTCAGATACAAGCGCAGACTTGCAGAAACCCGGCATATCCTCGTAATCTTTGCCTGTTTTCCAGTTGTGATAGGTCGCAGCAATCATCTTGATGTCCTCAGCAGTAAGCTCACGAGTTTTACGGCTGATGAGTGTCCCCATATTCCGAGCGTCAATGAATAGAATCTTATCACGTCGCGGGTGGTTCGGATCATTTTCCTTAGCACGTGAAAGAAACCACAGGCAAGCTGGTATCTGCGTATTGAGGAACAATTTTGTTGGTAAATTCACAATGCAGTCTACAAGCCCTGCATCAATCAGCGCCTTGCGGATTTTGTCCTCGCCGTTCGTCTTTGAGGAGAGAGAGCCTTTTGCAAGCACAAAGCCCGCCGTACCTTTCGGATTTAAGTGATAGATAAAGTGCTGAATCCAAGCATAGTTAGCGTTGCCTGCAGGTGGCGGGGTTTCTTTACTGTATTGCCAACGTCCGTCCGTACGGAGCAGTTCACCGGACCAGTCGCTGTCGTTAAACGGCGGATTGGCGATGACGAAGTCAGCCTTGAGATCGGGATGCGCATCATTAAGAAAGGAACCTTCGTTGTTCCATTTCACGTTGGAGCTGTCGATACCGCGCATAGCAAGATTCATCTTACACAGCCGCCAAGTGGTCTGGTTGCTTTCCTGCCCATAAACAGACACAACGCTCTCAAACAGCTTATCGATTTCCTTTGCCTTGCCATTATAACGGTCAGCATGAGCTTCGATAAATTTCTCGCTTTGTACAAACATACCGCCTGAACCGCAACATGGATCAAATACTCGGCCTTCGTACGGCTCGAGCATCTCAACGAGCAGTTGAACAACGCATCGCGGCGTATAGAACTGTCCGCCCTTCTTACCCTCAGCTAGGGCAAATTGACCGAGGAAGTATTCATAAACCCTACCAAGTACGTCATTGGAGCGCGAAACACTGTCACCGAGTGCAATGGTGCTGATGATGTCAATTAACCCGCCAAGCGACTGCTTGTCCAGTTTTTCTTTAGCATATTCTTTTGGCAATACCCCCTTAAGGGACGGGTTGTCCTTTTCAATCGCATCCATAGCATCGTCTACGTCTTTTCCGATGGTAGCAAGTTTTGCCCGGCCTTGCAGGTAGTCCCAGCGAGCCTGTGGCGGCACATAAAAGACATTCTCCGCTCGGTACTCATATGGGTCGTTCGGGTCGGCTCCGGCATAATCGCCTTCGCCAGACTCAAGTTTGTGATACAACTCATAGAAGTTATCTGATATGTATTTAAGGAAGATAAGCCCAAGGACAACGTGCTTATACTCCGCGGCATCCATATTTTTACGCAGCTTATCGGCAGATGCCCAAAGCACCTGCTCGACAGGCTGTTCTTTTACTTCTTTCTTAGCTCTCCCCATTGTCTTATTCCTCCGTTTGCGTATCTTTTTGGTCGTCGCGATCGTCCGCTCCGCCAGAACGAATCCATTCATCTACTTCAGAAAATTTGAACTTCCATAGCCGCCCGACCTTGTGCGCGGGCATATTTCGATGGGCAATCCACCGCAGAACCGCTTCGCGGCTCACATCGAGGTATTCCAATAATTCATTCATCGAAGCCCATTTTTCAATATCATGCCTCGGCATTCTTAAACCTCCGTTTTTTGACTTGGATTCAGATTTCATTTTGTCCACCCCACAGTCACCTGCAAGCGCAGTTCTGCTCTTTTGTCGGGGAAGCAGAGGCGCCCTTCGCTGTCTTTCATATCTAATACAATCTCGTGTGTTCCTTCAATGTGTCGTGCTTCAACATTGATAGTTATTGTAACCTCGCTGCCCGGCGGGGTTTTTTCTATTTCAATGCAAGTGCCCTCCGGCCTCAGCTTCAGCGGCGTTTCCCCGACATTGACAAAATCCATATACCGCCCGTCCCAAACAGCCTCGCCGCTGTTCTTGATTACCCAGTGATGGGTCAGCATACCGTAAAAAGCGGCTTTGTGTGGTCTCGATGGGTTTTGCCTTACCAAGCGGAAGTCATCTCCGGCGCAAAGGGGCACTGGCGCGGAATCTGCTTTTTCTTTTTCGGCGGTCTTCTCGGGTGGGTTCATCAGACGCTCAGTCACGAAGTCGGCGACAAAGGTATCGGGGGCACTATCCCTACCGGATTTAGCAAATTCCAAGAACTGCGCAAAGAGGCCTTCGAAAACCAGTGCCCTGCCCACATCTGCGGAAACGCCGAAATCGTCACATAATCCTTTTAATGCCTCCACCGATATAAAGGCTTCGCAATAGGCAACAAATGTGGCTTTGCTGGCATTCGCTAGAATGTGCGTCTTTACCGGGTTTGTCAAGCCCTTGTATCTGCTGTTATTACCGTAGAGTCGTTTTCTGCTTGTTTGGTCACTGCCACTCAAGCCAGAGGGCAAGCAACTGCTAAATGCAAAGTCATTGGGTCTATTAGCTTTAACAGGGTTCGTTTCACCGCAAAGCGCAGAGAAGATTTCGAGTGCGAACTGACCTTGATTGGAGCAAGGAAAACGGTCGTAAAGCTTATTTAAAAAATCACAGAAGCGCATGCCTTCCTTCCTCCCAATTTGAGTTGCTATAAAAAGTCACCAAAAAGTCACCTTCGCCCTGCAAAAGACCCCCATTCGCGCTCCTGCTTCTAAGGACAAGCCGTTGTACCATTAATACAGACGACGGTCAAACAACGTTAATGCTCATCTACAAGCGTTAAGGCAAACTTTAAAACATTTTACACCATAATATGGAGTTTGTCAAGATTTAATAGCATTAAGAGTTGTAAAGACACGTTAAGCAACAAAAATAGGATTAAGAGAAAGGAGGACAACCTTCATGAGCGAGGTCAGAACCCAAAAAGGGAAACTCATCGGAATGGTCGATGCGCGCACACGCACCCTTTATATCAAGGACGGCAAGAAAATCACGATGATTGAGATCCCCACAAACGGACTGAAGATTCGTTTTGATTCAGGGAACGGCGCAGCTGAAGAAGTTTACATTATCGCTTCTTAAGAGTGCGCCAATATTCGCGCAACACGCAACCCATAATCAAATAAACCCGAATCCGCCAGATTGCTTTGACGACAGTGCGGGCGACCCGAAAGGGCGTTCACGCTGTCGTCTATTTCTGTCTTGTGGCGGATTCAGCGACTCCGGCGGATTCAGGGATTCCTGACAAGCAAAGGAGTCGAACATGGAAAACCAACGCTTTATCAAAATCGACGGCGAGCAAATCCCCGTTACAGAAGAAGTATACCGCGCTTACAAGCGTCCGGCATGGGCGGAGCACAAGAGGAAAGAACGTGCCAAGCGGTGTCGCGACGAGAAGGGGGTTCGCTGCACCAAAGATTGCAAGTTATGCCCCAAACTCCGCGATGGCGGTGACCTCTCAATAGACAAATTCTCAGACGACGGCTATGAAATCACCGATCCGGTGGATTTAGCTGAATTCGTGGCAGACAAGCTGCTGCTTGAACAACTGGCGGTCGCCCTTGACGATCTGGAATCGGACGAACGGTCACTTATCAACGCGCTTTTCTACAACGACCGCACTGAGCGGGAATACGCCGCCGAAATCGGCATCTCCCATCAGGCTATCGGCAAACGCAAGCAAAAAGTCATCGAGAAGCTGCGCGGCATTATGGGCGCAGACAAATAATTCTCAAAAACCGCAGGGGTGTTGGTTGCCAACGCCCCTTTCGCTGTCCTGTGGATGGTGAGGGGAGAACGACCTCCCCCGGAAACGGAGGTAGATCAATGGAAACAAAGGCCAAAAACACGGACACGGACTTGCGCGACGGCAACCTTGACGAGGAATTAGCAGGCATCCTGACCGCAATCAGCGTCGTGTCCAAACGCCTCGCCAAGAAGCTGCTCGCGCTGCAGAGGCGGGACGAACCTGCCGGGGAAGGAGGTGCACCTGATGGGCAGGATGAGTGAACTTGATTTGGTATTGCAGGAATTCCACGCCGCCGCGCAAGCCCTCATTAGTGCTTGTGATGGTTTAAGGAATTTTTATAGCCAAGCCGCCGCATCGCCGGTGCCGGACGGAGCCGAACTACCCGCCCCGAAACCAAAGTCCATAACTTTGGAGCAAGTGCGAGCCGTCCTTGCGGAAAAATCCCGCGACGGCCACACCGCCGAGGTTCGGGCACTGCTCGAAAAGCACAGCGCGGCGAAGCTATCGGAGATTAACCCCGCCAAGTATGCTGCCTTGCTCGCGGAAGCGGAGGTACTGGGAAATGGGTAAACACGCCCTGCTCTCGGCTTCCTCAAGCCATCGGTGGATGAACTGCCCGCCGTCTGCGCGGCTCTGCGAGCAATACGAGGACAGGGGCAGCAGCTACGCCGCCGAAGGCACGGACGCCCATACTCTCGGCGAGTACAAGCTGAAAACAGCCCTCGGCATCAAGGCGAAAGACCCGACTGCCAACCTCTCATATTACTCGGAGGAGATGGAGGAATGCGCCAGCGGCTACGCCGCCTATATCCTCGAACTGGTGGAAACGGCAAAGCAGACTTGCACCGACCCCGTTATCCTTATCGAGCAGCGGCTCGACTTCTCCAAGTACGTGGAGGGCGGTTTTGGAACGGGCGACTGCGTAATCATCGCCGACGGGACGCTCCACATCGTGGACTACAAGCATGGTCAGGGCGTTTTGGTCGAAGTGACCGACAATCCGCAAATGAAGCTGTACGCCTTAGGCGCATTGGAGCTGTTCGACGGCATCTATGACATCGGCACGGTCAGCACGACGGTATATCAGCCCCGGCGCGAGAACGTCGCCACTCACACGGTTTTCAAGGAATCTCTCTATCAGTGGGCGGAGGAAGTGCTGAAGCCCGCCGCCGCACTGGCCTACGCCGGGGAAGGAGAATTCCGTTGCGGCGACTGGTGTCAGTTCTGCAAGGCGAAGCACGACTGCCGCAAACGGGCGGAGCGTAACATTGAACTCGCAAAGTACGAATTCAAGCTGCCGCCACTTTTGGAGGATGATGAAATTGAATCCATCCTCGGCAGGATTGACGACCTCGTGTCGTGGGCCTCGGACATCAAGGACTACGCCCTGCAAGCCGCCCTCGGCGGCAAGCACTGGTCAGGCTGGAAATTGGTCGAAGGCCGATCCAACCGCAGGTATACAAACGAGGAAGCGGTCGCTAATGCCGTCAGCGCGGCGGGCTTCGATCCTTACGAACGCAAGGTGCTGGGCATCACCGCAATGGAAAAGACCCTCGGCAAGGCAAGATTCGCCGAATTAATCGGCAGTCTGGTCGAGAAGCCCCAAGGCAAGCCGACGCTCGTGCCGGCGAACGATAAACGTCCGGCAATGAATACGGCAAAACAAGATTTCAATGAGGAGGAAAATTCCAATGGCTAACCAGGCAAACAACGTAAATAAGCAGGCTTCCAACCCCATGAAGGTCATTACCGGCCCCGACACCCGCTGGTCTTACGCCAACGTGTGGGAAGCGAAATCCATAAACGGCGGCACGCCGAAGTTCTCGGTGTCGCTCATCATCCCAAAGTCCGATACCAAGACAGTCGCTAAAGTCAAGGCGGCGATTGAAGCGGCCTACCGCGAGGGCGAGGCTAAACTGAAGGGCAACGGCAAGTCCGTACCGCCCCTCGCCGCCCTTAAGACCCCGCTCCGCGACGGCGACACCGAACGCCCCGACGACCCCGCCTACGCCAATGCTTACTTCATCAACGCCAACAGCGCGACCGCGCCTGGCATCGTGGACGCCGACCGCCAGGAAATCCTGAACCGCTCGGAGGTGTACAGTGGCGTATACGGCAGGGCGAGCGTGAACTTCTACGCCTTCAACTCGAATGGCAACAAGGGCATCGCCTGCGGGCTGAACAACCTGCAGAAAATCCGCGACGGCGAACCCCTCGGCGGCAAATCCCGCGCCGAGGACGACTTCGCCACCTACGACGAAGAGGACTTCCTCAGTTAAACGGCGGGATACGAAAAAGCGGAGGGCGGCGAGAAACTTGCCGCCCTTTCACGCTATGGGGGGCTTATGAAAACGCTTATGAAAACTGAAATATGGAAAGACATACCCGGCTATGAGGGACGATACCAAGCCAGCAGCTGCGGTCGCATTTGGAGTGTCCATCACAATAGAATACTCACAAACAAAAGAGCGGGAAAGGGATACCGCGCTGTCACCCTCTGCAAAGACGGTGAAAAGCGGCGTTTCTACATTCACCGTCTCGTGGCTCTTTGTTTCCTTGCTCCACCCGACAATGCCCGCCGCGAAGTCAACCACATAGACCTCGACAAAACCAATAACCACGCATCCAACTTGGAATGGGTCACGCGAAGCGACAATTTTGAACACGCCTACAGGAACGGGCGCACTGACTTTAGGCGACCTTTACGCTCTGACAACAAGACTGGCGTTGCTGGTGTTGGTGCGCATAGCGGCGGTTACCAAGTTACCATTAGCCATAACCGAACTCATCATTATATCGGCTGGTATAAAGAACTGGATGATGCTGTGTCCGCCAGAATCAATGCTGAAAGGAGGTTGCTCGCCTGTGATAACACTTAGCCTGGATTTGGAAACATTCTCGTCAGTAGACCTTGCCAAATGTGGCACATACAAATACGCTGAGGCAGATGACTTTGAAATTCTGCTTTTTGGTTATTCCGTGGACGGCGGCGAGGTTCATATCGTTGACCTTGCAAACGGCGAGACCGTTCCTGCCGAAGTACTCGACGCATTGACGGACGATACCGTAGAGAAATGGGCGTTCAACGCCAACTTCGAGCGGGTCTGCCTGTCGCGGTATCTGTCGGACATGGGCATATGCCTTGACCACTTCGCCGACAACCACCATTCCGCCGTTGTCCTTGGCAAGGCGAAATACCTAAACCCCAAATCGTGGCGCTGCGCGATGGTATGGTCGGCGTACATGGGGCTGCCGCTCTCGCTTGAAGGCGCGGGCGCGGTGCTGGGGCTTGAAAAACAGAAGCTGACCGAAGGCAAGGAACTCATCCGCTATTTCTGCTCGCCCTGCAAGCCAACCGCCGCGGGCGGGCAGCGAACACGCAACCTCCCAGAACACGACCCCGAAAAATGGGAAGCGTTCAAAGCATACAACCGCCGCGATGTGGAAGCGGAACTGTCTATTCAAGAGAGACTCGCCAAGTTCCCCGTGCCGGATTCCATTTGGGATGAGTATGCCCTCGACCAGGAAATAAACGACCGTGGCGTGGCCTTGGATATGACGCTCGTCCGCTGCGCCATCAAAGCGGATTCCCGTTCCCGCGCCGAATTGACCCGGCTGATGAAGGAACTCACCGACCTTGACAACCCGAACTCCGTGCAGCAGATGAAGCAGTGGCTCGCTGACAACGGCATGGAGACAGATACCCTCGGCAAAAAGGCGGTCGCGGAACTGCTCAAGGATGCGCCGGAGCCGCTCGCTAAAGCGCTGGCTCTCCGTCAGCAGCTGGCAAAATCGTCAGTTAAGAAGTATCAAGCTATGCAAAGTTGCGTTTGTGCCGATGGTCGGGCAAGGGGGATGTTTTTGTTCTACGGGGCGAACCGGACTGGGAGATGGGCGGGGCGGCTTATACAGTTGCAAAACCTCCCTCAGAACCACTTATCAGACCTCGAACAAGCGCGGAGCCTTGTCAGAAATGGAGACTTCGCCGCCCTTGAGCTGCTCTACGAAAACATTCCCGATGTCCTTTCCCAGTTAATTCGCACGGCGTTTGTGCCGAAAAACGGCCACAAGCTAATCGTCGCTGATTTCTCGGCGATTGAAGCACGTGTTATTGCATGGCTTGCGGGCGAGCATTGGCGTAACGAGGTGTTTGCCACCCACGGCAAAATCTATGAAGCGTCGGCAAGCCAGATGTTTAATGTGCCGCTTGAGGCCGTCACTAAGGGCAGCCTGCTCCGGCAGAAGGGCAAAATCGCCGAACTCGCCCTTGGCTACGGCGGCTCGGTCGGCGCGCTCAAAGCGATGGGCGCGCTGGAGATGGGCTTGTCGGAGGATGAACTGCGCCCGCTCGTCACGGCTTGGCGGGCATCCAACCCGAACATCGTGCGGTTCTGGTGGGACGTTGACCGCGCCGCCATGACGGCGGTCAGGGACAGGACGGTTACCGAAACCCACGGCATCCGCTTCGGCTATCAGAGCGGGATGCTGTTCATCACCCTTCCTTCCGGCAGACGGCTCTGCTACGTCAAGCCCCGCAGCGGCACAAACCGGTTCGGCTCGGACTGCGTGACCTACGAGGGCGTCGGCGGCACAAAGAAATGGGAACGGATCGAAAGCTACGGCCCCAAATTTGTGGAGAACATCGTACAAGCGACGAGCCGCGATATCCTCGCTTACGCCATGCGGACGCTTCGCCACTGTTCCATCGTGATGCACGTCCACGATGAGATTGTGATCGAAGCCGACAAAAGGATGTCCACCAAGGCTCTCTGCCGGCAAATGAGCCGGACGCCGCCGTGGGCGAAGGGGCTCCTGCTCCTTGCCGATGGGTTTGATTGCCCATTTTACAAAAAAGATTAACGGTTCGGTTGCCAAGCTGCCCCTCGCTGTCCTGTGGATGGTGAGGGGTTCTTAACCTCTCGAAAATACATTTTCAGGAGGTTTATTATGAGCAGCGAACTGCAAGTTTTCTCCTATAAAGGGAACGACGTAAGAACAGTACGCCAAGGCGACGAAACGCTCTGGGTGCTGAAGGATGTGTGCGATGTGCTTGGGCTGTCGGACACGAACAAGGTGGCGGAACGTTTGGACGGCGATGAGCTGACCCGAGTCAAATTCGTGTCAGGCGGACAGGCCCGCGAAATGTACGCCGTGAACGAGAGCGGCCTCTACAACGTCATCCTCCGTTCCGACAAGCCCGAAGCCAAAAAATTCAAGCGTTGGGTCACCCACGAGGTGCTTCCAGCCATCCGCAGGCATGGCGCGTATGTCACCCCCGCCAAGCTGGAGGAATTGATGAACGACCCCGACGCTTGGATTAAAGTGCTGACCGCCCTTAAAGAAGAACGCGCGGCAAAGGAACGATTGCAGCTGGAAGCTATCGAAAACAAGCCAAAGGTGATATTTGCCGATGCCGTTTCCGTATCCGAGGGTACGATCCTTATCGGTGAATTGGCAAAAATCCTCAAGGGCAACGGAATCGAAATCGGGCAGAACCGCCTTTTTGAAAGGCTCCGTCAGGACGGTTACCTCATCAAGCGAAAGGGTACGGATTACAACGCCCCGACCCAGAGAGCGATGGAACTGGGGCTGTTCAAGGTCAAAGAAACCGCCATCACGCACTCGGACGGCCACGTCACCATCAGTAAAACGACCAAGGTCACGGGTAAGGGGCAGCAATATTTCATCAACCTCTTCCTTGGGGAAAGGGGTCGCGATGGACAGATATAACGCAGAAGGCTACCTTGACCTGACGGCTTATGAAGCGTTGACGGCGGTAGCCAAAACCGAAACCCCGGCAAAGCAATACCGGCCGCTTGTATACATCGCTTCGCCCTTTGCCGGGGAAACGGAATACAACATATCTAAGGCGCGGGGGTATTGCCGCTTCGCCGTGTCCAAAGGGTGCATCCCTCTTGCCCCGCACTTGCTCTACCCGCAGTTTATGGACGACGGCGACAAGGAAGAACGGGAACTGGGGTTGTTCTTTGCCCTCGTCCTGCTCGGCAAGTGCGACGAGCTCTGGGTTTTTGGGGAGAAAATCAGCACAGGCATGGCCGCCGAAATCGCCAAGGCGAAGAAGCGCGGGATGCCCATCAAATACTTTAACCACAAATGCGAGGTGTTGGGGCATGGAACTTAAAATCGCATACGGCGACAGCCGCCTGTCAAAGCGGTGGGTCAACAAGAAAACCACCTTCGATGAGTTATGCGAGCGTTTCAAGGTTACCCGCCGCACAACCGAGACGGTCGCCGAATACAAGAAATTCACCAAAGATAAGCGCGACGCCGCCAAGGACGTGGGCGGCTACGTCCTCGGGCACCTCAAGGGCGGCAGGCGCAAGAAAGACACGGTCGAGAGCCGTTCGGGGATCACCCTCGACGCAGACCACGCCGATAGCAGTTTTATCCATGCTCTGGAGATGCTGTTCCCGCACAGGTGCGCGGTCTACTCCACCCACAGCCACACGCCGGAGGAACCGCGGCTTCGTGTAGTTATCCCGCTTGCCCGCGAGGTTTCGCCGGATGAATACGCCGCACTCTCCCGGCTGGTGGCGGAGGTCGTCGGCATGGACTATTTCGACGACAGCACCTACGAGCCGGAACGCCTGATGTACTGGCCGTCCACGCCCTCGGACGGGGAATATATCTTCAAAATAATCGACGGCAACACCCTCGATCCCGACGCATACCTCTTAAAACTGTCCGACTGGCGGGACTGCTCGCTCTGGCCTACGTCAAGCCGCCAGTCCGAGGTAATCCAGCGGAGCATCCGCCAGCAGCAAGACCCGCTCGCCAAGGAAGGCTTGGTCGGGGCTTTCTGCCGCGCATACCCGATAGAGGACGTAATCGCGGCGTTCCTTCCCGACGTATACGAGCCGTCGGCGATAAGCGGCCGCTACGACTACATCCCCGCCGACAGCTCAGCGGGCGTTGTGCTGTACGAGGGAAAGTGGGCGTATTCCCACCATGCCACCGACCCCGCCTGCGGCCGGCTGCTGAATGCCTTTGACCTCGTCCGTATCCACAGATTCCCTGACCTTGACGAGAAGGCGGGCTTCAAGGCGATGAGCGAGTTTGCCGTGAAGGACGAAAAAGTAAAGCTGTTGCTCGCCGAGGAGCGGATCGCCGCCGCCGAAAAGGACTTTGACAGGAGCGGCGACTGGAAGTCCCTGCTTGCCCGCGAGAAAAGCGGCGTATTGTCCAACACCCTGGGCAATCTGCTCCTTATCTTAAATAACGACGAAGACTTCGCGGGCATCCGCCACAACCGGCTAGCCAACCAGATATACGGGGATAAGCTGCCGTGGGAGCGGCCGCACCCGCCTTGGCGGGACGCCGACACCGCCCAGCTTGTGGCCTGCATCGACAAACGCTACGGCGCGTTCTCGGCGCGCAACTACGAGCTTGCCCTCACCAAGGTCGCCGATGACCGCGCTTACCATCCTATCCGTGAATACCTCGGCGCCCTCCCCGCATGGGACACGATCCCCCGGATCGACACCCTGCTCATCGACTACCTCGGCGCGGAGGACACGCCTTACGTCAGAGCCGTTACCCGAAAGACGCTCGTGGCGGCGGTGGCGAGAATCTTGAATCCGGGCGCGAAGCTCGACTCCATCCTTGTGCTGAACGGCAAGCAGGGCATCGGGAAGTCCACGTTATTCTCAAAACTAGGCCAGCAATGGTACTCCGACAGCCTTTCCATATCGGACATGAAGGACAAGACCGCGCCGGAGAAGCTGCAGGGCTACTGGATACTGGAGCTTGGGGAACTCGCGGGCATCAAGAAGATGGATGTGGAGACCGTGAAGTCCTTTATAACCCGCGTGGACGACAAGTACCGCCCCTCATACGGCCGTGCGGTCGAGAGCCACCCCCGCCAGTGCATCATCGTCGGCACGACCAACTCGGACGGCGGTTTCCTGCGCGACATCACCGGCAACCGCCGCTTCTGGCCCGTGCGGGTGTCAGGCGAAGGCAAATACAACGCTTGGGAGCTCACGGATATAGACCAGATTTGGGCGGAAGCCCTTGTTAAACACCAAGGCGGCGAGGAACTGTTCCTAACAGGCGATACGCTTGCGGCGGCTTTCGCCGAGCAGCGGGACGCGATGGAGAATGACGACCGCGAGGGGCTTGTCGCCGAATACCTCGACGCCCTGCTCCCTGAAAACTGGGATGCGATGGACATCTACCGCAGGCTGGAATATATCCGCTCCCCAGGCGACCCCACGGGGGCGAAGGGCAACATCCGCAGGAGCCAGGTTTGCGTGATGGAAATCTGGTGCGAGTGCTTCGGGAAGTCCCGCGAATCCATCAAGAAGGCCGACTCCTACGAAATCCAAAGCATCCTGAACAGGCTCGGAGGGTGGGTTAAGTTCAGTGGCGGCAAAACGGGCAAACGCTATGTGCCTATGTATGGACCCCAACAAGTCTTTATCAGAGCAGATTGCGTGCTCAGCATTGACGATTGAGGCTTCGGCAACGACATCGGCAAAGTCGCAAGCCCTTTATAAATCGGCGTTATGTGGCTGCAAATTGCCCATATGCCTATAAATTCCTTATTAAATCTTATTTTTATAGTAAAAAGAGAAACAGGCATGCGTAATACGCGCGCGTAAGGTCTATAGGGAAAAACGGCAAGTTGGGCAACACAAAAACGGAGGTCGACATGAGAGAGAAAACCATAGAGCGGAAACTTGTCCAAGCAGTAAGGGCGATGGGCGGTATCGCGCCCAAATTCATAAGCCCGGGCTTCGATGGGATGCCTGACCGCCTTGTGCTTCTGCCGAATAAAATAGCTTTTGTGGAAGTCAAGCGGCACGGGGAGAAGCCCAGCCCATTGCAAGAAGCTAGACATGGGCTGCTCCGGCGGCTGGGGTTCAAAGTCTACGTCTTGGACGATGAAGGGCAGATACAACAAATTCTTAATGAGGTGAGATGTGCAAATGGAAGGCTTATTAGCAAGGGCTGACCTTCACGATTATCAGAGATATGGCGTTGAATTTATAAAAACAAATACCGTGAGCGCAATCTTACTGTCTATGGGGCTTGGCAAGACGGTTATCACCCTGACTGCCCTCTTGGATCTGTTGTTTGACAGCTTCGAGGTACACAAAGTTCTGGTTATTTGTCCTCTCCGCGTCGGGATTATATGGGTAGATGAGATTAAAAAATGGAGCCATCTGCACTTTCTGCAATGTTCAGTTGCTATCGGAAGCGAAACGGAGCGGAAAGCGGCGCTCAAAGCCAAAGCCGACATCTACATCATCAACCGCGAGAACGTCCAATGGCTCATCGAGGAAAGCGGGCTGCCATTCGACTACGACATGGTGGTGGCGGACGAACTCTCGTCTTTCAAGAACCACCAGTCAAAAAGGTTCCGGTCTTTGATGAAGGTCCGCCCCAAGGTAAGGCGCGTCGTAGGGCTGACGGGAACGCCGAGCAGCAACGGGCTGATGGATTTGTGGGCTGAGTTTCGGCTACTCGACATGGGTCAGCGGCTGGGGCGGTTCATCGGGCAGTACAGGGCGGCGTACTTCCTGCCCGATAAGCGAAACGGTCAGGTCGTCTATAGCTACAAACCCCTGCCCAACGCCGAAAGGAACATCTACGGCAAAATCGCCGACATCACTATATCCATGAAGTCCACCGACCATATACAAATGCCGGAACTGGTGACCGCCGAGCACCCCGTTCGGCTGTCGGACAAAGAGCGGGAGCGGTATGACGAGCTACGGCAGGACTTGGTGCTGAGACTGTCGGGCGACGAAGTGACCGCCGCCAACGCCGCCGCCCTGTCAGGGAAGCTCTGCCAGATAGCGAACGGCGCGGTCTACGGCGACGATGGCGAAGTCCACCACATCCACGACCGCAAGCTGGACGCGCTGGAAGATCTGATTGAGGCAGCGAACGGCAAGCCCGTTTTAATCGCCTACTGGTTCAAGCACGACCTGGCGCGGATACTGGAGCGGTTCCCCGCGGAAAAGCTGGACAGCGCCGACTCCATTAGACGGTGGAATGACGGCGACATCCCGGTGGCGGTCATCCACCCCGCTGCCGCCGGGCATGGGCTGAACCTGCAGGTCGGCGGCTCAACCCTCATATGGTTCGGGCTTACCTGGAGCCTGGAACTCTACCAGCAGACAGGCGCCCGGCTCTGGCGGCAGGGCCAGAAGGATACGGTGGTTATCCACCATATCATCGCCAAAGAGACGATTGACGAACAGGTCATGGCCGCCCTCAAGCGAAAGGACAAAACCCAGACCGCCCTGATTGAGGCGGTTAAGGCAAATTTGTAAACCTACGGAGTAAATAAACGACAGCTAAAGCCAAGAGCTGCCAATCCGAGGGAAACAAAACCGAATCGGAGGTAGGCTTATGAGCGAAGCAACAACAGAACGTATCAGATGCGCGGCTTGCAGGTTCGCGCGTCCCGACGAATCGGCTAGCAGCAGGGCATGGACGGCTTTCCAGTGCGGCAACGATAAAAGCGAGTATCACAGGTGCCTGCTAAACATCACGCCAAATGGCGACAAGCGGTTGCGGATAACTTGGACAGGGTGTGAGCTTGGGGAAAGGAGGCGGAGCTTATGACGGTTAAGGAATACTTGGCCCAAACGCGGCGGATAAACCGCCTTATAGACGCAAAATTAGAGCAGGTAAGAACACTTCGGGAGCTCGCCGCCAAAGCCACCTCCACTCTCTCGCCGACACCGCCGAGCGAGACGCGCAATGTCCACCGCATGGAGGAGATCATCGCCAAAATGCTGGATCTGGAGAATGAAATAAACTTAGACATCGACAGGCTCGTCGACTTGAAGCGGGACATTGCGAATGCTATCCGTTCTTTGAACAGCCCAGATTACAGGGTGCTCCTGGAACTGCGCTATCTCTGCTTCAAGACATGGGATGAAATCGCGGCGGATTTTCATTGCAGCGTACGCCACGTTCACCGAATACACGGTGAAGCGTTAGCCGCCTGCTCGGAGCGGGTAAAAGATGTCACTATAATCTGTTGAATGTCACACCAAAAGTTTGATAGCATTAGAATAGCAAAATATCTGAGAGGGCGCTCGTCACACCGTGGGCGTCCTTTTACTTTGCCGAAAATGAGGTGACCCGATGCCCCTTAAGCCCAAGCGGCCCTGCTCCCATCCCGGCTGTCCCAAGCTGACGGATGGCCAGTTTTGCGAGGAGCATACCAAGCAGGAAGCAAGACGATACGAACGCTACCAACGCAACCCGGCGACGCGCAAGCTCTACGGACGGACGTGGCGGAAGGTGCGCGACCGCTACCGCGCGGCTCATCCACTCTGCGAACGCTGCTTAGAGCAGGGACGGGTAACGCCAACGCAGGAAGTCCACCATATCAAGCCACTCGCGCAAGGCGGCACCAACGACGACGACAACCTCACGGCTTTGTGTACTTCCTGCCATTCGGAGATCACCGCCCGTGAAGGTGGACGCTGGGGACGGTAGGGGCGGTCAAAATCTCTGCAACCCTCGCCCCGGGCAACGGGCGGCGGGCATCGCGCGAAAAAATCACGGTTCAAACAGGGGATTAAGCCCCGCCGCGGCAAGGAGGTGAGGGCGCGTGGCAAAAGACGGAACAAACAGGGGCGGCCGCCGCGTGCGCGCTGGCGACAAGCCGCAGCCCCTCGCGGAGAAAATCACGGCGGGCAAGGCCGCCCGCGTTTTGGAACCCCCTAAACTGCCTCCTGAGCCGCTGCTTGAAGCGGGCGAACTGGGCGGCACGGCGGATTTATTCGGCGAGGATATGCCCGCCCCAAGCGACTACTTAAGCGCACGGCAAAGAGACGGAAAACCGCTCGGCGCGGACGCGCTGTTCATTGAGACGTGGAAATGGCTAAAAGATCGCGGCTGTGAGAAATTCGTCAACCCGCGGCTGATTGAAGCCTACGCCCAGGCCTTCACGCGCTACATCCAGTGCGAGGAAGCCATCAGCACCTACGGGCTTTTGGGCAAGCACCCGACCACGGGCGGCGCCATAGCCAGCCCGTTCGTGCAGATGAGTCAGTCGTTCCAGAAGCAGGCGAACCTTCTCTGGTACGAGATTTTCGACATCGTCAAGCAAAACTGCACCACCGCTTTTGTCGGCAATCCGCAGGACGACGTGATGGAGAGGCTGCTCTCCGCCAGGAGGGGCGACAGATGAAGATAGAAAAAATCAAGGCGGAGCTTCTAAGGCCCGCCCAATACAACCCGCGCAAGGATTTAAGGCCCGGCGATAAGGAATATCAAAAGCTCCGCCGCTCCATCGAGGAATTCGGCTATGTGGAGCCGGTAATCTTTAATCGCCGGACCGGCAATGTGGTGGGCGGCCACCAGCGCCTGAAGGTGCTGCTTGATTTAGGCCACAGCGAGATCGACTGCGTGGTGGTGGAGCTTGACCCGCAGAAAGAAAAGGCGCTCAACCTCGCCCTCAACAAAATTCAGGGCGACTGGGACGAAAACAAGCTGGCGGAGTTGATGGCGGAGCTTGACGCGGGCGCCTTCGACGTCTCCCTCACCGGCTTTGACGCCGCGGAGGTCGACGAGCTGCTCAATCGCTGGCACGCCAAGGAAGCGGTGCAGGACGACTTCGATGTGGACAAGGAAAAGGAACGCATCGAAGTCGAAGGCGCGCAAACATTGCCGGGGGATATCTGGCTTTTGGGGAGACACCGCCTGATGTGCGGCGACTCCACCAGCGCGGCTGATTTTGCCAAGCTCATGGACGGCGGCCGCGCCCAGGCAGCGGTCACCTCGCCGCCTTACGGCGTGGGCAAGGAATATGAAAAGGCGGGCATCGAGCCGTGGTTTCAAACCATCCGGCCGGTGATCAAGAACCTGTGCAGATACGCGGACATCGTCTGCTGGAACTTAGGCGACCTATACGCCACCGGCTCCCAGTTCATCGAGCCGACCAGCGTCTATTCCGTCAATATGTTTGTCGAAAACGGCTACCGCCCGATCTGGATCCGCGTTTGGAAAAAGCAAGGGATGAATTTCGGCGTCGGCCCTTATCACCTCGTTTCCAACAAACCGGTGCAGCAGTACGAGTACATTTCAACCTTCAGCAAAAACGGCGAGGCCGAGGAGTATAACGATCAGGAATATCTGTGGCTTTCGGCTTTCGCCGGGCACAGCTACCGCTTCGTCAAGCGGCTGACTAAAGACGAGCGCAAAAAATGGGGCTACGCTGGTATCTGGGAGATGACCACGGTGCGCGCCAATAAGGAGCATCCGGCCATGTTCCCGGTGGAGCTGCCCTGGCGCTGCATCAAGATGCACTCAGACCGGGGCGGCATTGTTTTGGAGCCGTTCTCCGGCAGCGGCACCACCATCATCGCGGCGGAGCAGACCGAGCGCCGCTGCTGCGCCATGGAGCTATCCCCCGTTTACTGCGACTTGGCGGTCAAACGCTGGGAGGCTTTCACCGGCGCAAAAGCGCTCAAACTGGAGGGATAAGGCTTGGAGATACAAAAAATCCCCGTCACAAAAATTAAGGCGGCAAAATACAATCCCCGTAAAGACTTAAAACCAGGCGACGCGGAATACGAGAAGCTCCGCCGCTCCATGGCGGAGTTTGGCTATGTGGAACCTGTCGTCTGGAACAAGACCACAGGCAATGTGGTAGGCGGGCACCAGCGGCTAAAAATACTGCTGGCGGACGGCGCTGCCGACATCGACTGCGTGGTGGTGGAACTGGACGCCGCAAAGGAAAAGGCGCTCAACCTCGCCCTCAATAAGATTCAGGGCGACTGGGACCAGGAGAAGCTGGCCCTGGTCATCGCCGACCTGCAGGGGGCGGACTTTGATCTTTCGCTTACCGGCTTTGACCCCGCCGAAATCGACGTGCTGTTCAAGGACACCATTGCGGACGGCGTAAAAGACGACGATTTTGATGTGGAGAGCGAGCTGCGGAAACCCGCGGTGACGAAGCCGGGCGACCTGTGGCTTTTAGGCAGGCACCGCCTTGTCTGCGGCGATTCCACCCGCGCCGAAACCTTCACCCTGCTTATGGACGGCAAGCTCGCCAACCTCACGGTGACCGACCCTCCATATAATGTCAATTATGAAGGCGCGGCGGGCAAGATCAAAAACGACCACATGGCGGATGAAGCCTTCTATCGTTTTCTGCTGGATGCTTTTACGCTGACCGAAAAGGCGATGGCCAAAGACGCGAGCATCTATGTCTTCCACGCCGACACCGAAGGGCTAAACTTCCGTAAGGCCTTTGCGGACGCCGGTTTCTACCTCTCCGGCGCATGCATCTGGAAGAAGCAGTCGCTGGTGCTGGGGCGTTCGCCATACCACTGGCAGCACGAACCGATCCTCTTTGGCTGGAAGAAGTCCGGCAAGCACGCCTGGTACTCTGACCGCAAGCAGTCGACCATCTGGGAGTTTGACAAGCCCCGGAAGAACGCCGACCACCCCACAATGAAGCCGGTGCCGCTTTTGGCTTACCCAATACTCAACTCCAGCCTGACGGGCTGTATCGTGCTCGACCCCTTCGGTGGGAGCGGCTCCACCCTCATCGCTTGCGAGCAGACGGACAGGGTTTGTTACACGGTGGAGCTGGACGAAAAGTTCTGCGACGTGATCGTCAAAAGGTACATCGAGCAGGTGGGCGGCGCGGAGAATATATTCCTTATCCGGAACGGCGTGAAGGCAGCTTTTGGCGACGTGGAGCAGTTGCGATCCGCTGCACAATAATTCCCTCATATTTCGCATAAATAACTTGCTATTCCACAGCTTCAGAGTGATATATGTAGTCACCAAGAAGCTAAGGAGGCTTATGAAAAATGGAAGTAAAATTCAAAGTAACCGGCGAGGCCCGCAAAGCGCTCGTCAAGGCGGCAGGAGAAGCCCTCGGCTGGGAGCCGGTCTACAAGGGAGCGCCAAGCTTCGGCTATGTGGTCAGCAATATCACCATCAGCCGCAATGGCACCCTTACCTGGGATGAGCGCACGGACGAGGCGGCCATACTGCATCTGCTCGGCAAGTTGCGGGAGATGGGCTTTGTCCCGGCAGAAGTGGAAATCGACCCCGATACGCTGACCATCGAGATGCCGCTGGCGGGCTTCTCCGAGGCTGAGCTGGAGAACCTCGACCGGCTCATCGCCGGCAAGGCGGCGCTGATTAAGAAAGCCGTCGGCGCGGACTCTCTCCCCGTCGAGCGGTCGGAAACGACGCTGAAGTTCCCCTGGTTTAAGTTCGGCATAGATGGCGCAACAGTCGCCGCCTACTCCCGCTTCATCGGCGCCCTGTGCGCGGCGGCCAAGGAGCAGAAACGGGTCACAGGCAGGGAAAAAGCGGTGGAGAACGAGAAGTACGCCTTCCGGGTATTCCTCCTTCGCCTCGGCTTTGTGGGCGACGATTACAAGGAGGCGCGGAAAATCCTTTTAAAAAACCTCTCCGGTAACAGCGCGTTTAAGAGCGGCGCCCCTGCCAAAACGGAGGTGGACGCCGATGCCTAAGTTCCCCTCGAAAGAAATGGTGGAGCGGCTGCGCAAAGAGTATCCCCACGGCACCCGCGTGGAGCTGGTGCGCATGAACGACCCCTACTCCAGGCTGCAGCCCGGCGACAAGGGAACCGTGGACTTCGTCGACGACAGCGGCACCCTGTTTTGCATCTGGGACAGCGGCTCTCGCCTTGGCGTGGTCTACGGCGAGGACGCGGTAAAAAAGCTGTGAAATCCCTGATATTTATGTGCTTTTTCCGCAGAAATAGCTTGCTATTATCCCCTTTCAGAGTGATATATGTGTATGCCGGAAGGCACACCACAAACGCCCTTAAAGGAGGATAAACAGCATGCTAACGGGAAGATTCGGGATTGAGATCGAGTTCACGGGCATCACCAGAAGCGAGGCGGCGCGCATCGCGGCGGAACACCTCAGCGGAACGGTGACAAGCGCAGGCGACTCCTACGACACCAAGAAGGTCACGGCACCGGACGGCAGGGTTTGGAAATTTATGAGCGACGGCAGCATCACCTGCCAAATGAGGCAAGGGCGGCAGCGGGTTCCGGCCAGCCGCGAATACAGCGTGGAGCTGGTCAGCCCCATCCTCACCTACCGCGAGGATATCGCCACCCTGCAGGAGCTGGTGCGCAAACTGCGCAAGGCCGGAGCCTTCGCCAGCGCCACCTGCGGCATCCACCTCCACCTTGACGGGGCAAGCCACACGCCGCGCAGCATCCGCAACTTCGTGAACATCATCGCCAGCAAGAACGACCTTTTCTACAAAGCGCTGCAGATTGCGCCGGAGCGGATGAGCTACTGCAAGAAGATGGACAGCCTGCTGGTGGAGAAGATGAACAGGCGCAGACCTAAAACCCTGCGGACGATTGAGGAGATCTGGTACGAGGGCTACAGTGAAAGCCGCGACCGGCATTACCACCACAGCCGGTACCATTTCCTCAACCTGCACAGCTTTTTCACAGGCAACCGCACGGTCGAGCTGAGAGGTTTCAACAGCGAGCTTCACGCCGGCAAAATTCGCAGCTACATAGTCCTCGCCCTGGCCTTGAATCACCAGGCGCTGACGCAAAAATGCGCCTCAGCAAAAAAGCCTCAGGCCGAGAACGAAAAATTCGCCATGCGGACCTACCTAAACCGCATTGGCTTCATCGGCGAGGAGTTCGCCAACTGTCGGGAGCACTTGACCGCACACTTAAACGGCTCGGCGGCCTGGCGGTTTCGGGCGGCCTGAGCCGCCCCCGCAGCCAAGAGCAAGGAGGGCATGGACAATGGATAAGCGCAACAAGCTGTACATCGCCTACGGTTCCAACTTAAACCGGGAGCAGATGGCGGACAGATGCCCCACGGCGAGGGTGCTGGGGGCAAGCATGATGGATGGCTGGCGGCTCCTGTTCCGGGGCGCGCGCGAAAACGCGGTGGCGACGGTGGAGCCTTGCCCAAGCGGCAGCGTCCCCGTACTGGTCTGGGAGATCACCCCGGCTGACGAAGTGGCGCTCGACCGCTACGAGGGCTGGCCGTTCTTTTACCGCAAGGAAACGGTGAAAGTGAAGCTAAGTGGCAAGACCGTCAGCGCGATGGTGTATGTCATGAACGAGGGCAGGCCGCTTGGCCAGCCAAGCTGCTATTATTACTCGGTTATCCTCGAAGGCTACAGGGACGCGGGCTTCGATGTGGAGATCCTGCGCCAGGCGACCATCGATTCCGCGGAAACGGAGGAAACCGCCTATGAATGAAAAGATAAAGGAGCAGATCCTCGCCATCCGGGACAGCGGCGTCACCAATATGTTTGACCTGCCGCGCGTCCAGCACGAGGCATATGTGCGCGGCTTCTACGAACTTGTGCTGTACCTGGAGGAGCACAAAGCCGAGTACAGCCGCTTTATCCTGACCGGTGAAGCGGACATGGAATAAATCATAATCAACGACAACAATTAGAAACAGAGCTTCCTGCGGAGGCTCTTTTCTTTTGCCCAAAAAAGGAGGCGGTGCCTATGCGCAAACTGAAAAAATACAGGCCGACCTCCTTCATGGCGGAAGGCTCGTACTACGAGAAGGCCGCCGCCGATTACGCCGTTTCTTTTATCCAGGCCCTCTCCCACACCAAAGGCGCCTGGGCGGGGAAGCCCTTTGAACTGATCGACTGGCAGGAGCAGATTGTCCGCGACCTTTTCGGCATCCTCAAGCCCAACGGCTGCAGGCAGTTCAACACGGCCTATGTGGAGATCCCCAAAAAACAAGGTAAGTCTGAACTGGCCGCCGCCATCGCCCTGCTGCTTACCTGCGGCGACGGCGAGGAGCGCGCCGAGGTGTACGGCTGCGCCGCCGACCGCCAGCAGGCCTCCATCGTGTTCGAGGTGGCTGCCGATATGGTGCGGATGTGCCCGGCGCTGTCAAAGCGAGTGAAATTGCTCGCATCCACCAAACGGCTGGTATACCTGCCGACCAACAGCTTCTACCAGGTGCTGAGCGCGGAGGCGTACTCCAAGCACGGTTTCAACATCCACGGCGTTGTGTTCGACGAGTTGCATACCCAGCCTAACCGCAAGCTCTTTGACGTGATGACCAAAGGCTCCGGCGACGCGCGGCGGCAGCCGCTCTACTTCCTGATTACCACGGCGGGAACGGACAACCAGAGCATCTGCTACGAGACGCACCAGAAGGCCAAAGATATCCTCGAAGGCAGGAAGCGCGACCCCACCTTCTATCCCGTGATCTACGGGGCGAAGGAGGACGACGACTGGACTGACCCCAAGGTGTGGAAGAAAGTGAACCCAAGTTTAGGCATTACGGTGGGCATGGACAAAGTGAGGGCGGCCTGCGAGTCGGCCAAACAGAACCCCGCCGAGGAGAATAGCTTCCGGCAATTGCGCCTGAATCAATGGGTCAAACAGGCCGTCCGTTGGATGCCCATGGCGAAATGGGATGCCTGCGCCTTCCCGGTGGATGCGGCGAGCCTCGAGGGGCGGGTCTGCTACGGCGGGCTTGACCTCTCCTCTACTACTGACATTACCGCCTTTGTGCTGGTGTTCCCGCCGGAAGATGAGGACGGCAAATACAGCGTCCTCCCCTTCTTCTGGATGCCGGAGAACAATATCGGCCTGCGGGTGCGGCGAGACCATGTGCAGTACGACCACTGGGAGAAGCAGGGATATTTGCTGACCACCGAGGGGAACGTGGTGCATTACGGCTTCATCGAGCGATTCATTGAAAACTTAGGCGAAAAGTACAACATCCGCGAAATCGCCTTTGACCGCTGGGGCGCGGTGCAGATGGTACAGAACCTTGAGGGGCTGGGCTTTACTGTCGTCCCCTTTGGGCAGGGCTTTAAGGATATGTCGCCGCCCACCAAGGAGCTGATGAAGTTGACGCTGGAGGAGAAAATCGCCCACGGCGGGCATCCGGTGCTGCGCTGGATGATGGACAATATCTACATTCGCACCGATCCCGCCGGCAACATCAAGCCAGACAAAGAAAAATCCACGGAACGAATCGATGGCGCGGTGGCGACTATTATGGCGCTTGACCGGGCCCTGCGCTGCGGCTCCGGCGATGGCGGCGCTTCAGTCTATGATGAGAGGGGGTTATTGATCTTATGAGCATATTTTCCCGGCTGTTCCGAACGCGGGATAGGCCGCAAAACCGCGTGGGCAGCGGGTTCTCCTTCCTGTTCGGCGGCACGGCCAGCGGCAAGATGGTCAACGAGCGGACAGCCATGCAGGCCACGGCGGTGTATGCCTGCGTGCGCATACTGGCCGAAGCTATAGCCGGGCTGCCGCTTCGCGTATACCGCTACAAAGCCGATGGCGGCAAGGAGAAAGCGGTGGGGCACCGGCTGTACTACCTCCTCCATAGCGAACCAAACCCGGAGATGACTTCATTTGTGTTCAGGGAAACGCTGATGAGCCATCTTCTGCTTTGGGGCAACGCCTACGCGCAGGTGATCCGGGACGGGCGCGGCCAGGTAATGGCCCTCTACCCCCTGCTGCCGAACAAGATGGATGTGGCGAGAGCCGCAAACGGCGAACTAACCTATACCTACCGCCGCGACGCCGAGGAAAGCCGGATTAACCCGGATAGCGGAACAGTGACCCTGCGCCGGGACGAGGTCTTGCATATCCCCGGCCTTGGCTTTGACGGGCTGGTCGGCTACTCGCCCATCGCCATTGCCAAGAACGCCATCGGCATGGCCATGGCGACGGAGGAGTACGGCGCCTCCTTCTTCGCCAACGGAGCCAATCCAGGCGGCGTGCTGGAGCATCCGGGCGTGGTCAAAGACCCCAAAAGGGTGCGGGAAAGCTGGAACGCGGTCTATCAGGGGAGCGGCAACGCCCACCGCATCGCCGTGCTGGAAGAGGGCATGAAATTCCAGGCCATCGGCATCCCGCCGGAACAGGCGCAGTTTCTGGAGACACGCAAATTCCAGATCAATGAGATCGCCCGCATTTTCCGTGTCCCGCCCCACATGGTCGGCGACCTTGAGAAGTCGAGCTTTTCCAATATCGAGCAGCAGTCGCTGGAATTCGTCAAGTACACCCTCGACCCGTGGGTGGTGCGCTGGGAACAGGCTTTGCAGCAGTCCCTCCTCCTGCCTTCGGAAAAGCCCCGCTACTTTGTGCGGTTCAATGTGGACGGGCTGCTGCGGGGCGACTACCAAAGCCGCATGACCGGTTACGCCACGGGACGACAGAACGGCTGGCTGTCGGCGAACGACATCCGCGAACTTGAGGATATGAACCGCATCCCCGCCGAGGAGGGCGGGGACTTGTATCTGGTCAACGGCAATATGACGAAGCTGGCTGAGGCGGGCGTCTTTGCCAACCATCAACCGAAGGAGGTCAGCACATGAGGAAATTCTGGAACTGGGTGCGCAATTCGGACGAAGAGCGCACCCTCTATCTTAACGGCCCCATCGCCGAGGAATCCTGGTGGGGCGACGAGGTGACGCCCAAGCTGTTTAAGGGCGAGCTGTTGGCGGGCGCGGGCGACATCACGGTGTGGATCAACTCTCCCGGCGGCGATGTTTTCGCGGCGGCGCAAATTTACAACATGCTCATGGACTATGCCGGGCAGGTCACCGTCAAAATTGACGGCTTGGCCGCCAGCGCCGCCTCGGTCATCGCCATGGCCGGCGGCGAGGTGTACATGTCGCCCGTCTCCATGCTGATGATCCACAACCCCTCGACCATCGCCATCGGCGACAGTGAGGAGATGCTCCGCGCTAAGGCCTTGCTGGATGAGGTCAAGGAGAGCATCATCAACGCTTATGAGCTGAAATCCGGCCTCTCAAGGGTGAAACTCTCCCACCTGATGGACGCGGAAACCTGGATGAACGCCAAAAAAGCTGTGGAACTTGGCTTTGCGGACAAAATCCTGTTCACATCCGGCGAGGACCCGAAGGACTCAGGAGAAGGCCTGATCTTCAGCCGCATGGCGGTCGCCAACTCCCTGCTTGGGAAAATCCCCAAGGCCAAACCGAAAACGGGTACCCCCATCGAGTCGCTGGATAAGCGGCTCTCATTAATTTCCCACTAAATTTTAAGGAGGACAAACACAATGAGCAAAATCCTGGAACTGCGCGAAAAGCGCGCCAAGGCATGGGAAGCGGCAAAGGCCTACCTTGACAGCAAGCGGGGCGGCGACGGGCTTTTGTCCGCGGAAGATACCGCCGCCTACGAAAAGATGGAGGGCGACGTGGTGGCGCTGGGCAGGGAAATCGAGCGGCTGGAGCGTCAGGCCGCCCTTGACGCGGAGCTTTCCCACCCGACCAATAACCCCATCACCAACAAGCCGTCTGCCCACGGCGAGAGCAAGAGCGGCCGGGCCGCGGCCGAGTACAAGCGGGCCTTCTGGAACGCCATGCGCGGCAAGCGCACCGCCGATATCCAAAACGCGCTGCAAGTCGGCGAGGATACCGAGGGCGGCTACCTGGTACCCGACGAGTTTGAGCGCACCTTGGTGAAGTCGCTTGAGGAAGAAAACATCTTCCGGCAGCTGGCCAATGTCATTACCACCTCCAGTGGCGACCGCAAGATCCCCGTGGTGGCAAGCAAAGGCACCGCCTCCTGGGTGGATGAGGAAGGGCAGATCCCCGAAAGCGACGACAGCTTCGGGCAGGTGTCCATCGGCGCTTTCAAGCTGGCCACCATGATTAAGGTCAGCGAGGAGCTGTTAAACGACAGCGTCTTCAATCTGGAGAACTACATCGCCAGGGAGTTCGCCCGCCGCATAGGAGCCAAGGAGGAGGAAGCCTTCTTTGTGGGCGACGGCCTAGGGAAACCCACCGGCATCCTTGCCGCCACTGGCGGCGGGCAGGTTGGCGCGACCACGGCCGCCGCGGCAGCCATCACCTTAGACGAAATACTGGACCTGTTCTACAGCCTCAAGTCCCCTTACCGCAAAAAAGCCGTCTTTGTCATGAACGACGCCACGGTCAAGGCCATCCGCAAGCTCAAAGACAGCACCGGCCAGTATCTATGGCAGCCGTCCATCAAGGAAGCAACACCCGACACCATCCTCAACCGCCCCTTGTACACCTCGGCCTTTGTGCCGGTAATCGAGGCGGGTGCCAAGACCGTGGTATTCGGCGACTTCGGCTACTACTGGGTGGCTGACCGCCAGGGCCGGGTGTTCAAGCGGCTAAGCGAGCTGTTCGCCCCCACCGGGCAGGTAGGCTTCATCGCCACCCAGCGGGTGGACGGCAAGCTAGTGCTGCCGGAGGCCATCAAGATATTGCAGCAAAAGGCGTAGTTTTATCTTACGGCAGGCAGCCCTAAACGGCTGCCTGCCCAGTTTTGGAAAGGGGGGCGGGCGCGATGGCGGTCACACTTCATGATACAAAAGCGTGGCTGAGAGTTGACGGTGAGGCGGAGGACGCGCTCATCGAAAGCCTGATCGAAGCGGCAGAGGAACTGGTGGAAGGCGTCCTCCGCTTCCCTCTGAGCGAGTTTGCGGGAAGCGCGCCCGAGCCGGTCAAGCACGCTATTTACTACGCCGTGGCCAAGCTTTTTGAGGAGCGAAACGACTTGAAACATGACGAGCTGACCCAGGTGCTCAAAGCCCTGCTCTTCTCCTACCGAAAGGCGGAGTGGTGATGAAGATCGGGAAACTGCGGCACCGGGTCAGGATTCAGGCATATACCGCCGGCAGAGACAGCTTTGGCGCGGAGGAACCCGCGTGGACGGACGTGGCCACGGTCTGGGCCAGCATTACACCCGTTTCCGGCAAGGAGTACTTCGCTTCCGCCCAAACCAACGCCGAGGTTTCCACAAAGATCACCATGCGCTATCGCAGCGGGATCACGCCGAAAATGCGCGTCGTCTTTGGCGCGCGTATTTTTGAGATTATCTCCGCGCTGAATTTTGAGGAGCGCGGCGTCGAGCTGAATCTCATGTGCAAGGAGAGTGTCCCGGATGGCTAAGCGGCTGCGGGTAAAGAAGCTAAAAACGCATATCGAGGGCTTGGACGAGGTCATAAAGCTCGTGGAGCAGCTGGGCGACGCGGCGGCAGACGCGCTGGACAAAGCCTCAGGGGCCGGGGCCGAAATTGTGCTGGCAGCAGCCAAACAAAAAGCGCCGGTGGATACCGGGCTTTTGCGGGACAGCTTAACGCTCAAAAAAAGCAAGGTGCGCAAGCCCCATATCAAAAGCGAGCATGTGGTGACCAGGGGAAAAGGGGCGGATCATTTCGCCCCGGTGGAGCTGGGGACATCTAAAATGAAGGCCCAGCCCTTTCTCCGCCCGGCTATTGACGAGAACAAGAGCAGCGTCGCCAAGGCGGTAAACGACGAGCTGTTAAAAGCCATCGGGAGGGTGAGATGATGAGACTGGAGGAAGCGGTCAGCGGCTATCTGCAGCCAAAACTAAAGGGCGCGCTCTACCCGTTCCTCTTGCCGCAAAAGCGCGATCTTCCGGCCGTGGCCTACTTCCCCGTCTCGGTGGAGCGGCTGCACAGCCTGACAGCGGACACCGGCTTTGTAAAGCAGCGGCTGCAGTTTAGCTGCTTTGCCAAGTCATATAGACAGGCGATAGAGACGGCTAAGACCATCCAAGGGGCGCTGCAGAACTTCTCCGGAGCGATGAACGGCCTGACCATCGGCGCTGTCTTGCTCCTGGATGAAGTGCCCGACTATGAACAGGATACGGGGCTTTATTCCGTATCATTAGAATTTGAATTTCAGTTTGAGGAGGGTTAAACCATGGCCATAGCAGGTAAAAGCGGCAAACTGGGGCTGGGCGCAAGCGCCGTTATGGATATCAGCAGCTGGTCGTTGGAGCTGGGCGCGGATACGCTTGACGTAACGGCCCTCGGCGACGACTGGAAGAAATTCATCGCCGGCTTAAAGGAATGGTCGGCGTCGGCCGAAGGCTTCTACTCGGTGCATACGGACGCCACCGGCCAGAGGGCGCTGCAGGAGGCGTACTTAAACGGCGCGGAAGTCTCGCTCAGGCTCTATGTCAACGCCACAAACTATTATTCCGGCAGCGCCCATATCTCCGGCCTGTCCGTGGAGGACCCGGTGGACGATACGGTCAGTATCTCCTTTGAGTTCCAGGGCACCGGCGCGCTGGAATACAACTAAGGCGGTGAAAAATCATGCCTTTAGCTGGCAAAGTAGGCGCGGTATTCCTGCAGACGGAAGCTGAGCCGGTGGCCTTTACGAAGGAGAACACCTTGGGCAACCCGCAGAGGACGGCCTATACCATTGAGAATGAGACCTTAAGGTATCTGGACAAAAACGCGCCCGTTGTGGTGTACGTCAACGATATGGTGGTCAGCGGCGGATTTACCGTAGAACATTTGGGCGGCGTGATACGCTTTTTAGCGCCACTACTTGAAGGAGACGCGGTGACGGTCAGCGGCAAAAGCGTAAAAGTTGATCAGGCGGGCGGCTTCTTCAACTGGAGCGCCGAGCTGGCGGCGGACACGGCGGAGGTAACCACCTTTGCGAGCGACGGCTGGAAGGAACACCTGCCCGCCGTAAAGGGCTTTACGGCCTCCGCGGAGAGCTACTGGGCGGACGGGCGCTTGTCGGAAAGGCTCGGCCAGGAAATCATCGTGGCTCTGTATTTAGATGCAGGGCCAGGCAAAAAACGCTATGAGGGCTACGCGCTCATCGCGGGCGACAGCATTGAATTGGCCGCCGACGATGTGGTAAGCGAGGGCATTGAGTTTGAGGGCAGCGGCAATCTGTATTACAGGGAGGACTGAGGACATGAAACCAGGCGTCACCATAGAGCTGGACAAACCGAGGACGCTCCGCTACGGCATGAACGCGTTGATTAAAATCGAGGAGCTGACGGGCAAGAACCTGACAAAGCTAGATCTTGATAACATCTCTGTGAAAGACCTGCGGACAATTGTCTACGCCGGTCTTTTTCATGAGGACAAAGAGCTGACCCCGGAAAAGTGCGCGGACTTAATTGACGAGTACAGCGACATTACCACGGTGGCCGGGAAACTGGGCGAAGCGATGACGCTGGCCTTCGGCGCGCAGCCGGGAAACCCGCAGGCGGTGGAGGCAGCCGGGAAATAGGCTTTGCTGAGCTGTTCTCCGCCGCCGTAAAGAGACTCAAAATGCACCCGGCTCAAGTCTGGGAGCTGACCCCCTTTGAGCTGGGGCTTTTCTTTGAGGGCTACGCCGAGGAAAAAGCGGAGCGAAGGCAAGAGCTCATCTACCTGGCCTGGCACATCGAAGCCTTCGCCAGGCAGAAGCGGCTACCTAGCCTGAAGAAAATGCTCAAAGAAAGCGGGAGAAAAAAGGCCGCGCCAAGCCGCCTTTCCACGGAACAGCTGATGAAAATCGCGCGGAGCAAGGGGCTCAAAGTCCCGGCGAAATGGAGGTGATGGGATGGCGGTACTGCGCAATGTAGTCGTGAAAATCGGCGCGGATATCTCCGAGCTGCAAAAAAGCTTAAACGAGGCGTCCAAAACCCTGGATAAGGCGGGCGAAACCCTCACCTCCATCGGCGGGACGCTCACAACAGGGCTGACCCTTCCCATCGCGGCCGCGACGGCGGGAATCTTAAAGCTGGGAACGGATTTTGACGACGCTTTCGACAAGATTCGCGTCGGCACCGGCGCTACCGGCGAGGCCCTGGCAGGATTGCAGGACGATTTCCGGGCGGTTTACTCCACTGTTCCCGCGGGGATGGCCGAGGTGAGCAGCGCCATCGCCGATCTGAACACCAGGACGGGCCTCGCCGGGAAACCGCTGCGGGAGCTGTCCACGCAGATGCTCAACCTCTCCCGCATCACCGGCGAGGAGCTCTCCGGCATGATCGCCGGCTCCTCCCGCCTGTTCGGCGACTGGAGCATAGCGGCGGACGATACCGCGGGAACTATGGACTACCTTTTCAAGGTATCCCAGAGCACCGGCATCGGCTTTAACGATCTTAACGCCAAGCTGGTGCAGTTTGGCGCGCCCCTGCGGCAGATGGGCTTTGACCTGGAAACGGCGGCGGCCATGCTGGGGAAGTTTGAAAAAGAAGGGGTCAACACCGAGCTTGTCCTGGGCGGCCTGCGCATCGCGCTGGGCAAAATGGCCAAAGCGGGCATTACGGACACCAAGGCGGCGCTGGAAGAAGTCACCAAAAGGATCAAGGAAGCAGGCTCCACCGGCGAGGCCAACGCCATCGCTCTGGAGATGTTCGGCGCCCGCATCGGCCCGGACATGGCGGCGGCCATCAGAGAAGGCCGCTTTGAGCTCTCAGAGCTGGTAACAACCTTAAAAGCCAGCGGGGAAACGATTAACGGCGCGGCCTTTGAGACGATGGACTTCGCGGAGCAGCTTGCCGTGATGCGGAACAAGGCGGCCGTGGCCCTGGAGCCGCTGGGGACTTCTTTGATGCAGGCCGTCAACTCCGCCATGCCCGCCATTGAAGGGCTGATCGGCAGGCTCACCGCTTTAGTGGACTGGTTTGCGAACTTAAGCGGCGGCTCGCAGAAGCTGATCCTCTCATTTCTTGGCATCGCCGCCGCCATCGGGCCGCTCTTGACGCTGGTGGGCACACTCGCAAACGGCGTCAGCTCCGCGGTCAAAGCGGTGAAATGGCTGGCCGACGCCAAGAACCTGGCCGCGCTTAAGACCCATGCCCTGACCGCGGCGCAGAAAGTAGCGGCGGTGGCGCAAAAGGTCCTGAACGCGGTGATGGCGGCCAACCCCATCGGGCTTGTGATCGTGGCCATAGCGGCGCTGGTGGCCATCATTATCCATCTGTGGAAGACCAACGAGGGTTTCCGCAACGCGGTGATCGCCGTATGGGACAGCATTAAGGACGCGGCCGCCAATATGGCCGCCGGGATTAAAAGCGCTTTTGACAACATCAGAAACTGGATCAGCGGCCTTGTGGCAAGCGGGGTGCGCTTGGCCGAGAGCCTGACAGGCGGCATCACGCGGGCGCTGGGCGCTTTGGCGGGCAATATCCGAAGCGCCATGAACCAGGCGCTCTCCATAGTCACGGGCCTGGGCAAGAGCTTTTTTGACGCCGGGCGCAGCCTGATCGCCAGTATCGCCAGCGGCATCGCCAGCGCCGCCGCCAGGGTCGTCGACAGCGTCAAAGGCGTCGTGGCCCGGGTCAGGTCTTTCCTGCCCTTTTCCCCGGCTAAAGAGGGTCCGCTGAAGGATTTGGACAAGTTGGATTTCAGCGGCCCGCTGATCGAAAGCATCAAAAACGCTATCCCCAAGGCGGAACGGATGCTTGGCAGCCTGCTGGAAGTAAGCCTTCCCGCGTTGACATTGCCGCCGGAGCCGCCAGCGCAGCCGGTAGCGGCGGGAGCATACGGCCAGGGCGGCCCGCTGGTGGTGGTGGAGAATATGACCGTGCGCGCGGAAACGGATATCGAGGAGATTAGCCGTAGGCTGTACCGTTATATCGAGGCCGCCAACCGGGGGAGGGGGAGATTGTAATGGGGCATTTCTCGTTTGCCGGGGAACACTGCGGCAACTACTCCGTCTATCTCCTGCGCTCCCCTCTCTCCCTTTTCCCAGGGGCGCGGGAAAAGGTGATCGTCATGCCGGGCAGGCATGGCGTCTTCAGGATGCCGCCCGACTTTGAAGCTCGCGTGCTTAGCCTGGACTGCTGGCTTAAAATCGCGTCATATGGGGAGCTCCATCAGCAGCTGGACCGGCTGCGCTCCTGGTTAAACCCGATGCGGGGAGCGCAGCGGCTGGTCTTTGACGACTGGCCGGACAGATATTATCTGGCCACCTGGACGGATGCGGATCTGCAAATCCAGGTGACGGCAAGCCAGGGGCTGATTACGCTGCGGATGGTCTGCGACGACCCCTTCGCCTACGACCTCGCGCCGGATGAGTTGCTCATAACGACAAGCCCCTACACCCACTACCAAAGGGGGACGGCGCCGTCAGACCCTCTCTTTTTGCTGCGGGGCATATCGGGCGGCGGCAGCCAGTTTCTGACGGTCAGAGTCAATGAGGAGCAGTTCACCTACCGGGGAGCGCTCTCCGCGGGGGAGCGGCTGGAGGTTGATTGCCGGCATAAAACGGCCGCTCTCGTGAGGGGGGAAGCCAGGGAAAAAGCCTTGCACCTGCTGGAGCGGCCAAGCTTTCCCCAGCTCACGCCGGGGGCCAACACCATTCAAGTGGTCGCGGCAGGTGGCGCTTCCTGGTCAAACTTAGAGATAAGCTGCCGCAACCGCTGGCTGTAAAGGAGGGATACCGTGGCTAAGACGCCATTTAAAAGAGTAGCAAGCAGAGAGATCTACGGGGCGGATATCTCCGGGCTGCAGGACGCGGTCAACAAACTGGAAACAGTGTTGGAGATGGATGTAGCCAGTATTGAGAACCATACGCTTTCCCCCGTGGAAGACCAGCCGGAGGAAGCCCTGCACCGGCGGATTTATGAAGGGGATATGCGCAACTGGCTGGAAAGCCCCGCGCCTGTGATCAGGCGAAGCGGCGAAACCGTTCCCGCGGGGGAATATATTCTGTACGCCGCCCAGGGGATGGTCGTCTTTCATGAGCAGCAACCCCCCGGCGTCACTATCGCTGCGGATTTTTCTTATGTGCACTCTACCTCGCCCTTTAGCGGCCACGTGGGCGCGGGCGGCACAGCCCACGCCTCCGCGACGGCTGAAACGGCTGGGTTTATGACGGCGGGCGACAAGCTGCGGCTGGACGCGCTGGATTATCTGCGTTACCGGCGGCTCGGGCTATACCACGCCGGTATCACCGCCGCCGGTATGGCTCCCTTGACCACTTCGGCCAACAACATCGACCTGCTGCCGTTTTATGTGCCGGCCGCCCAGTCTTTCGACCGCGTCGCCGTCAACGTCACTACCGCCGCCGCGGGCAACGCGCGGCTCGGGGTATACGCCGACAGCGGCGCGGTCTATCCGGGCGCGCTGATCCTTGACGCCGGGGTAGTGACCACAGGCACGACGGGCATCAGGTGGCTGGAGGCGAATTTAACGCTTATGCCCGGCCTTTATTGGCTGGCGCGACTGCAAGACGCTACGCCGAGCCTGCAGGGCCTGGCCAGCACGGGCATGCTGGCGCTGGGCAGCGAGGATTTGGGGGCGGCCTGGATTACCGGCTACCGGCTGGCCAGGGTCTACGCTGACGGCTTTCCCGCCGCCTTCCCATTAGGCGCGGCGCAGATCACCGGGGCCAGGCCCGCTGTTTTCCTAAGGAGGGCGTAGCAGTGTATAACAGCGGCAGGCGGTATAACACAGGGCATCTTTACAACCGCATCCTTCTCCCCTGGCACCCGGTTCCCTGGTATGACCGGCTGGGCTTCGCCGTGCCTGTCGTCGTCAACAAGCAGCTTGAGCCGGTCGCCCTCCTGCACGACGCTTATGAGATCATCGTGCACCAGACCCTGGGCAGCGAAGACCGGCTGGAGTTCAAGCTGCCGGTAAAGCCCGGCGTGGAAGCTTTGGAGACCGGCATGATGCTTGACCTGGCAGGGAGCGTTTACCGGGCGATGGTGCTTGCCAACGAGGAGGACGACTCGGGGGCCAGGTACTGGCAGGTTGAAGCCTGGGCGCTGTGGTACGATTTGCTGAAAGCTCCGGACGCGCCCGCGCGGGAATGGGAAAACGCCGCAGCGGCGGATGTGCTTGCCTACCTCTTATCAGGCACAGGCTGGCAGGCGGGGAATGCTACCCCCTCCTCCGTACGGCCCTTCGTTTTCCGGGGCGGCTGCAACCGCCTGGAAGCGCTGCGGGAGATGGAGCGCATCTTTCAAGTGGAGCTGGGTTTCCAGACAAAGCAAAAGACGGTGTCCCTCCGGGACGCCGCGGGGGAAGAACGCAACGTTTTCTTTTTAAGGGGGAAAAACCTGCGCCGGGCCCAGGAGGAAAGAAACGTAATCGAACAGGCGACCAGGGTTTATCCCCGGGGCAGGGGCGGCCTGACTATCGCCACGGTGAACAGCGGCATCCCCTATTTAGAGGTGGAGAGCGGCTACGATCCCCCTCCTTCCGCAGTCCTTGTCGCAGAGGAATTCACCGACCCCAACCAGCTGAAAGAATATGCCCAGGCGTTTCTTTCCGCCGTCAGCCAGGCGCAGGTAAGCTATGAGTGCGGTATTGTCGACCTCTCCGCCCTGCCGGGTTATGAGGGGGAAAAGGTCAGCCTGGGGGACGTGGTGACGGTTTACGACGAGGGCTCCGGCATACACGTCAAGACAAGGGTCGTGCGCATGCGCTATTTTGTGGAGGAGCCCTGGCGGAGCGAAATCGAGCTGGCCGCCGTCCGCAAAGACCTCTCGGAGACGCTCAGCCAGGTTAAGCACTCCGTGGCCTTGTTTGATACGGCTGATATGGTGGACAAAAAAGACATCGAGCAGCTCTCCGTCTTTAACCTTCTTTTAAACTCCCGGGCGGAGAGCGGTACCGCTTACTGGATAAACGATGGCTGGACGGTGGACGGCACAAAGGGCTATTCAGGCGGCGCGTCTTTTAAAGCTGTGGGTGCGCTGGGCGTATCCAAGACGCTGACGCAGACCGTGCATCCCGCCCACCGGGACAGCTATGTGTTAAGCCTGCGCGCGGCCCTGGAAAATATCCAGCTGGGGCCAAACGGCAGGGTCGGGGTTGAGGTGGTTATCCATTACGAGGACGGCAGCAGCGAAACGCAGTTTGTTTCCCTGGTCCTTGAGTAAGGAGTTATGCGCCATGGCGTTTTTTGAACCTTATGTGCAGTCTGTGTCCCCAAGCAAAAAAGTTGATAGAATCGAAGTGCGCCTTTGCCTGGAGGACGCAAGCGGCCAGGTCAACGTCGCCGACATCGTGCTGCAGGGCGGCAGGCTGGCTACACTGTGGAACGGCCACCCCGCGGAGCTTCGCTTCTCCTTTGAGTAGGTGAGCAGATGAAGCGCTATTTGTTTCGTTTCGCGCCGGAAGAGGGGAAACGGGTGGCCAGTATCCGGGCCCAAGCGGTAATCTCTGACGCCGCGGGCTCTTTTTCCTTTACGGACGTGATGCTCCAGGAAGGAAAGCATCTAACCGGCTACGCCCAGAATACCAAGGAGCTGCTGCAAAAACTGCGGGAAAACGGCAGCCCGTCCCCGCCAAAGCACTACAACGCCGTGGTGCGGGGCGCTAAAACCCTGATTATCCCCAACCGCGGCTTCTACTGGGCGGTGGAACCGGGGGCGGTAATTGTGCCCACGGCCTTGGACTTTCACATCAGGGCAAAGGAAAACTTAAGCCAAGGCATCGCCTTGGGGCAGGACATGCTGAACAGGCTTTTTTATTTCCCGCAAGTATTGGCGAGCAACCAGGAGTTAGCGGTTATCGGCACTGAGCGGCAAGTACTGCAAAACGGCAGCCCCGTTCAGTTTAAAGGCCGGTTCCTCTATGCCGCCTGGGGCAATCCCCGCTTCCCCGTCACTCTCCTGGGGCTGGACTCGGGACAGGCGGCTTTGCGGCCGGAGCCTTCGGCCAGGGTGCTCGTCGCACTGCAGGAATGGCAGCTGGCGGAAGGGGGGAAAAGGATATGAGCGGTATGCGGCAGGAAGGCCGGGAGTTTATGACCTGGTCTTTTTTAAAGACCACCCGGGCCAGGCAGGAATGGCGGGATTACGGCGACAGGATAACCCATATGGGGCTGTTTGATTTTCTGGTGCTCGACAACACCGGCAGGATTGAGGGCGTTATCCCCGCCGCAGATTTGGAAAGGGTAGCGCGCTGGCCGCATATCACCCACCTGCTGACGGTCAGAAACGACGGGATACTGTCCCGCTTTCGGGCCATCGTTGAGGACAAGGCCGTTCAGGACATGTTCATCAGCGAGCTGCACCGCATTCTGGATATGTACCCTTTCGCTGCCGGGGTGGATATCGACCTGGAAAAAGGGCCGAACGACAACCCGGACGGCGTGGTAGCCTTGGCAAAGAGGATCTACGAGAGCATCAAGAGCCGCCCGACACAACGCTATGTGCATTGGGACTTGCCTCCCATGACCGGGGACGGCGCGCCGTCCTGGGAGCGCTGGTGCGATTACCGCCGGATGGAGCCATACTTCGATACCTGCGTGATCATGAGCTACGCCTTTGCCTGGGCGGGCAGCGCTCCCGGGCCCATCAGCCCGGTGTGGTGGATGGAGGAGATCTATGACTATTCGGTAACGCGGATACCAAAGGAGAAAATCTTTCTCGGCATCCCCGGCTTCGGCTTCAACTGGCGCATTGATAGGCGGCCTGTTCCGGGCGCTTACCGGGGCAGCGGCGGCACCTTCCTCGCCTGGCTAGGCTGGCAGCAAGGGGATTTTACATTTCACGAGCTGCAGCCGCGTCTTCCCTTTGCCGGGTTTCTGGACGAGGACAGCCAAAGCCCATACCTTCTCCTGCACATCTACGATTACCAGGAAGGCATGGACGCGGCGCGGGCTACAAGCCCCATCTTTAAGGTTTCCGGCCAGGCGGGCCGGGTCAGGCGGAACTACCTGGTCGCCTATGAAAAAGAGCCCCGCTATGAGTTTACCGGGCAGGTTACGGACAGGACAGGCAGCGGCTTTGACGAGGTTTCCGGCGCTATGACGGTAGGCAGCGGCTGGATTTCCCCCAGGGCGCCCCAGCTTCTCCCCGTCCCGCCGGGTTCGCCACCCGGGACTCAGCCTGTGCTGGAAGAAGAGGGCTTGGCCCTTTTTTCTTTTTCCGTCCCCCACTCGGGGGAATATGACCTGGCGGCAAGGGTGAACTGCCCCTGGTGGGACCGTCAGGTTTTACAGCTGCGGCTAAACGGGACACCGCTGCAAATCGGGCCGTTTCCCGACTGGTATCCCCTCCATCGCCGCACCCACTGGCTGAAGGCCGGGCGTTTTTATTTATCTGCCGGAAGCCACACGCTGGAGGTGCACGGCGCGGGCAGCCAGTACGGGACGCAGTTTTGGGGCTTTAGGGTCTGCTCGCAGTTTAATTTTAGCATGACCGGCGGCGAGGCGGAATTTACCCTCACCCCAAGGAGGCTAAAAGACGTAAACGGCAGCTGGGTTTTACCGGAGCAGTTTATCCTCACCCCTGAAGTGCTGCGGAGCGCCCCGGAACACGCCTGGGTCTGGTATGACGACTTTAGGGACAACACGCTCGCCTTCTACAGCCGCAGCGGCGGGACTTGGAGCATGGATACGGACCCGGCAAGGCGGGTGTTAATCCAGTCCGACCAGGCAAGCGCGGACGCCCAGGCGCACCTCTCCCACGACGGGTTTGGCGACCTGAACATCCGGGCCAGGCTGCGCATGACGGCGGGGAACGGCACCATGGGCGTGGTTTTCAAAGCCCAGGGGGCAAACGATCTGTATTTATTCCTGCTGCGGCGCGGCACGCAGACGGCGGAGCTTTGGCAAAGGCAAGGCGGGATATGGACAAGGCTGCAGCCGGACGTGGCGCAGAGCGTGAGTTTAAACACTTGGTACACGCTGCGGGTGCGAAGTCGGGGGAACGAGCTGCACTGCTGGGTGGGGACAACCAGGGTGTTTAATTTGACGGCGGCTCTCCCCGTCTCCGGTGGCTTTGGGCTGCGCACCAGCGGCGCGGCCTGTGAGTGCGGCCTGCTGGATGCGGGAGACCCCTATGTTTTTGTGCCGCAGGAGGCCCTTGACGTGGCGCTGCCGGATGGGCAAATCCAGACACTGGGGCGCATTTTGCGCAGCGACGTGACATGGCTTGAACCTTGGGACTACTTCCGCTTTGAAGGCCTCGGGGAAGAATCGGCGACCAGGCAGGAAAGCGTCTCCACAGATTTTGACTATCTACACACTGATTCTTTCGCGGCTTTTGACAGCGACAGGGCTGTTACCTTCCGGCTGCGCGACCGGGGCCTGTGGCTTACCCAGCTTTTCCTGGGAGACGCAAGGGGCTTCTCCATCGCCCACTACTCCGACGCCGAGCATTTCGACATGCTGGCTAACCTGGCGAAGCACAGATGGAGGTTAAAAGGGGTTGGGTTATGGGCGCTCGGGCACCAGGACCCGCTGGTATTTCGATTGCGTTCAGGAGTCGTTTAGGCACTCTTACGAAGCTAAACCCCGGATACGGTGAAAGGGGGCAATTTTTAATGAAAGTATTCTGGAACTGGGTACAGGCGGCCTTTACCGCCATCGGCGGTTTTCTCGGCTGGTTTTTAGGCGGACTGGACGGATTTCTCTATGCCTTAATCGCCTTTGTGGTAATTGACTACCTGACCGGCGTGATGCGTGCCGTCATGGAGAAGAAACTATCCAGCGAGATCGGTGCCAGGGGCATCTTTAAGAAGGTGCTCATCTTTGTGCTGGTGGGCGTGGGGCATATCGTCGACAGTCAGGTGATTGGCGACGGCGGCGCGATCCGCACGGCGGTAATTTTCTTTTATTTGAGCAACGAAGGCATTTCCATCCTGGAGAACGCCGCGCGCGTGGGGCTGCCCATCCCCGAGAAGCTTAAGACGATGTTGGCGCAGATGGGCTCCCGCGATGACGAGGGGGCAGACAAATGAACCTGCGCACGTTAATTCTCACCAACAACGCCTGCTACAAAGCGGGCAGGACGATTTCGCCAAGAGGCATCATGGTGCATTCCACCGGCGCGAACAACCCGTGGCTGCGGCGTTATGTCGGCCCGGACGACGGGCTGTTGGGAAGAAATAGGCATAACAACCACTGGAACCAGGACAGGCCGGATGGCAGGCAGGTGTGCGTCCATGCCTTTATCGGGAAGCTTGCCGACGGCTCGATTGCCACTTACCAGACTTTGCCGTGGAACCATCGCGGCTGGCACTGCGGCAGAGGCGCGAGAGGCTCCGGCAACGACACGCACATCTCATTTGAGATCTGCGAGGATAACCTGACCGACGCCGCCTATTTCAACGCCGTGTACAAGGAAGCCGCCGAACTGTGCGCTTTCCTCTGCAAGGAATACACCTTTGATCCAATGGCTGACGGCGTTATCATCGGGCATTTCGAGGGGCATAGGCGCGGCATCGCTTCCAACCACGCAGACCCCGGTCACTGGTTTCCAAGGCACGGGAAGTCGATGGACACCTTCCGCGCTGAGGTCAAGCGGCTGCTCACGTCGCTCGAAACACCAAAACCACCCGCTCCCGCGCCAGCGCCCACCGAACCGAAAAAGCTGTACCGCGTTCAGGTCGGGGCGTTCAACTCCAAGGCAAATGCCGACGCGATGCTCGCCAAGGTAAAGGCGGAGGGGTTTGTCGACGCTTTCATCAAAACCGAATAATTCGCACGTTTCGGTTGCCAACCGACCCCTCGCTGTCCTGTGGATGGTGAGGGGTTTTTTCCTTTCCCCCTCGGAATGGAGGCGACCGTATGACCAACACGCAAAAACAACGAATCGCGTATTTGCGCGGCAAAGGCGACAGCTACGCCGCTATCGCCGATGCGCTCGGCATATCCGAAAACACCGTCAAGTCCTACTGCCGCCGGAGCAATATCGGCATCGGTGAGAAAGCCGAACAAGCCGCCACTATGGACGCTTGCGCCAACTGCGGCCGCCCCCTTGAACATACGCCGGGGGCGAAGCGGAAGCGCTTCTGCTCCGACAAATGCCGTATGGTGTGGTGGAAGGCCCACCCCGAAGCCGTAAACCGCAAGGCAGTCTACCGTTTCGCCTGCCCGGCCTGCGGAGCGGAGTTCGAAAGCTATGGCAACGCCCGCCGCAAATACTGCTCCAGAGCTTGTTTCGGAGCGGCGAGGAGGGCTTCCGTATGAACAAGGAAGAAGCAATCCTCCGCTACAAGGCGTCAATGTCTGTGTTCAAGAATTGGTTTTTGGATGGCGTTATTACCGAAGCCGACCTGTTGGCAATTAATACAATGCTCGCTCAGAAATACGGTTTATCCTCGCGCAGTATATTCCTCGAAAAAGACTTGCTATGTAAGGAAAACAGAGTGATATATGGTACTGCGAAAGGAGGCCGTTATGGGCAGAAAGATAACGAGAATTGAACCTATGGCGCAGATGCCAACCAGACAACGGGTCGCGGCCTATGCCCGCGTTTCCTGCGGGAAAGACGAAATGCTCCACTCTCTGGCGGCTCAGGTCAGCTTTTACAGCAACCTGATACAAAGCAAGCCGGAATGGGAGTATGTCGGCGTGTACGCCGATGAAGCGGAAACCGGCACAAAGGGCAGCAGGCCGGAATTTCAGCGGCTGCTTGCCGACTGCCGGGCAGGGCGTATCGACCTCGTCCTCACAAAGTCAATCAGCCGCTTTGCGAGGAATACCGTGACCTTGCTCGAAACTGTCCGAGAACTCAAAACCTTAAGCGTCGGCGTGTTTTTTGAGGAGCAGAACCTGCACTCGCTTTCGGGCGACGGGGAGTTAATGCTCACTATCCTTGCAAGCTACGCACAGGAAGAGAGCCGCTCGGTCAGCGAAAACTGCAAGTGGCGTATCCGCAAGGACTTCAAGGAGGGCAGGCCCTCCAACAACATCCGCATATACGGGTTCGACTACAAGGACGGCAAACTGACCGTCATTCCGGCGGAAGCTGAGGTCGTGCGGATGATATTTGCCGACTACCTTTCGGGGCTTGGCAAGAACGCCATTATGAAGAAGCTGGTCAGGCTCGGAGTGCCGACGAAATGCGGCGGCCGATGGTCGGAAAGCACGGTGGGTTCTATCCTCACCAACGAAAAATTCATCGGCGATATGTGCCTGCAAAAGGGCTTCGTCGCCGACCATATCACCAAACGCCAGAAGCAAAACAACGGCGAACTGCCGAAATACTACGTCGAAGGTTCTCACGAGGCGATTATCGACAGAGAGACTTTCAATGCAGCTCAGGTTGAAATGGCACGGCGGGCGGCAAAGGCGAACCACCCCCGCAAGCGTACTTTTAGCGAATTTTCGGGAGTGATCACCTGCGGTCGGTGCGGGGCAAAATTCCGCAAGAAGATGAACGGCGTCGGCACGAAGTACGCCAAGGCTTCGTGGGCTTGCGCGACCTACACCTATCGCGGCAAGCACGAGTGCGCCGCCAAGCGGATACCCGAAGATATCCTCAAAGAGAAATGCGCCGAGGCTCTGGGGCTTGAAAAGTATGACGACGCCGTGTTTGCGGCCAAGGTCCCCTCGATAACCGTTCCAGACGACGGCGTTCTGGTATTTACCTTTAAGGACGGTTCGGAGCGGGCGGTCATTTGGGAGAACCGCTCCCGCCGCGAAAGCTGGACGGACGAGATGAAGCAATCCGCCCGTGAAAAGGCTTTGAAGGGAGGCGATTAGAATGGCTAATGTACGGGTCATCCCCGCCACTGTTCCCGTCCTCTCTGCACAGGAAAGGAACCCGGCGGTCAAGCGGCGCGTCGCTTTCTACGCTCGCGTCAGCACCGACTCTTCCGAGCAAAAGACTTCATACAACGCCCAAGTGGACTACTACACGAAATTTATTCAGAGCCATCCCGACTGGGAATTCGTCGGCGGGTACACGGACGAGGGCATTTCGGGGGTGAACACCAAACGGCGGGAAGGCTTCAAGCAAATGGTCTCCGACGGCTTGGCGGGCAAGTTTGACTTGCTCGTCACGAAGTCGGTAAGCCGCTTTGCCCGAAACACCGTGGACAGCCTGACCACCGTCCGCAAGCTGAAAGAGGTCGGCTGCGAGATATGGTTCGAGGAACAGAACATATACACTTTGGACAGCAAGGGCGAATTGCTGATTACGATAATGTCCTCGCTGGCACAGGAAGAGAGCCGTTCTATTTCGGAGAATGTGACTTGGGGTCAGCGCAAGCGCATGGCCGACGGCAAGGTGAGCCTTCCGTATGCCCAGTTCCTCGGTTACGAAAAGGGCGAGGACGGTTTGCCGAAGGTAGTCCCCGCCGAAGCGGATATTGTGCGGTTGATATTCAGGCTATATATAGAGGGCAAGACCTTCTCGGCAATCGCCAAGTACCTCGGCAGTTATGGCATCCCTTCACCGGCGGGTAAGAAAACATGGCAGACGGCGGTGGTGCGGTCAATCCTGACCAATGAAAAATACAAAGGCCACGCGCTTTTGCAAAAGACCTACTGCACGGACTTCCTCACCAAGAAGATGGTCAAGAATACTGGTCAGGTACAGCAATACTACGTCGAGGACAGCCATCCCGCCATCATCGAGGCAGACGAATTTGACGCGGTTCAGGTAGAGATAGAGCGCCGCCGCTCGATTGGCAAACCAACAAGCTGCACGAGCATTTTCGCAGCGAAGATTCTTTGCGCCGACTGCGGTGGGCGGTTTGGCAAAAAGGTCTGGGGCAGTTACAAGGGCGATAAGACTTACCGAAAGGAAGTCTGGCAGTGCAACGACAAGTACAAGCGGCTCGGCAAGCCGGGCAAGGGCTGCAGTACGCCGCATATCATTGAGGACGAAATCAAATCCCGTTTCCTCACGGCGTTCAACAGCCTGATGAGCGACCGCGACGGGTTGATCGAGGACTGCCGCCTTGCCCAGGGCGTCCTCTGCGACACCGCGGCGATTGATGCGGAACTCGCCGAACTGCACCGCGAGATTGAGGTAGTCACAGAACTTTCCCGAAAGGCCATTTACGAGAATGCCCGAACCGCTGTCAACCAGACGGAATGGGCGGAGCGCAACAAGGCCTACCTTGAACGCCACCGCAAAGTCTTGGAACGGATTGACGAATTGGAAGCCGCCAAACGGGAGCGGCTCGGCAAAGCGAAGATTATCGAGGGCTTCATTCGGGATATCGAGAGCCGACCGCTCGCCATCACCGAGTTCGACGAAAAGCTATGGCTCGCCGTCATTGACCAAGCGATCGTCAGCAGGGATGGCACGATGACATTCAGGCTCAGGAACGGCTCGGAAGTCGTCGCATAACATCTGAAAATCCGTGGCTCGCCTTCGGGCGGGCTGTTTTTTTTGCCTGTGTTTGTGAAAAAGAGCTATCTTTTAACGTGTCGGTGTATCGTTAAAAGATAGCCCGATTTTCGGTGCAAAGTTTAACGATTTGCTTTCTTTTAACGATTTGCCTGTGTACCTGCCCTGAAAACCGCCACGGTTCAAGTCAAGTGTCCTCCAAAAACGGCGATTCAACACAACCACCTATTGCTACAAGGCAGAACGCACAAAGCCCGAAAGCGGCTGATTTCAGGCACTTTCGGGCAAAAACAAAACCACCCACCGATAAAAAACTTTTTATCAATAGATGGTAGATTATTTGGTGGAGGCGGGGGGAGTTGAACCCACCGTCCGAAGGCATGCTGATCAGGGCTTCTCCGAGTGCAGTCGGTGATTTGGTGATTCGCCCTTTCCTGCGCCCTCCGACAGGCTCAGGATGTCGCTAGCCTATTATTTTCGCGTTACTTACTAGGCGCTTAGTAACACTACTCCTGCTTTCATGACGCCGGTGACCGCCCTCGCAGGAAAAGTGCGGGCCGACGGCTACCTATCTAGGCAGCGAACGCGAAACGTTCGTTTGCGTTTGTTTTGTTTTTTCCCTGTTTTACGGGTGTCGGGACCCCGACTCGCTACCCCAACCCACTCTACCCCCGTCGAAACCTTTTCGCCCCCAATTATAGCTCGCCTTTTTGGCGAAGACGAAAAGCTTGCTCGATGTCGCGCTTAGCTTCTTTGTCGGCGGCCGCGTCGCGCTTGTCGTGCTGCTTTTTGCCGCGCGCAAGGCCAAGTTCGACTTTGATGCGTCCGTCCTTTTGATAGAGCTTAAGCGCCACTAAGGTAAAGCCTTTTTGCTGAACAAGACCAAACAAACGGGCGATCTCGCGCTTGTGCAAGAGCAACTTGCGTGCGCGGCGCGGGTCGCGGTTAAATTGGTTGCCTTGTTCATACGGGCTGATATGAACATTATAGAGCATGCACTCGCCGTTAGCAATGCTAGCATAACTGTCGCGCAAGTTTGCTTTCCCCGCGCGAATAGATTTAACCTCCGTGCCGACTAAAGCGACGCCGGCCTCGTAGGTTTCTTCTATGAAATAGTCGTGGTAGGCTTTGCGATTTTCGGCAAAAACTTTTATAGTAGTTTCTTTCTTAGTCATATTTTACGTCCCTTTCGCCCTTTGTGCGGCGACATCATTACTAAAACACGAACTCGCGGTACCGCCCCCCGTCTACCCAGAGCGTAACGTGAATGGCCTGCACTATCCACTTCGGCATCGGGATAAACCCAAACAACGAGTATTCCTCTAGCGTGGCGTCAATGCGCAGCTGGTGCCCGCGAAAGTGAAAGCTGTGCGGTGCCTCCACAAAGTCGTTCGCTAGACTCGCCTCTTGCAGGTAGGTAAAGAGGCTTACCTTACCCACAGTCCCAACCGGCACTATGCCCTTTAGCACGTGCACTTGGTTAGGATGCGAAGGAGGCTCAAACGCAATTATAATCGCCCCCAGCCAATGCTGGTGAATGCGAATGCGCTCGCGATTCGGCAGGTCGACCCACATCTTGGTAGACAT